GGCCTGTTCGGTGCGTACAAGGCCGGGCAGATGGTCATGGAGGGCTACGAGAACGCCCGCACGCTCGCCATTGAGATGGACAAGCTCAAGCGCCAGATGGGCGACATCGGCGTCTCGTTCAACGTTTTGCAGGCGGCAGCTCAGGCCGCATCCGACGGGCTCGAAATCAACGCCGTCGAAGCCGGCAAGCTGATGACCGAGTTCAATCACCTGTCCGGTGGGGTGAAGGACACAACCGACCTTACCGAAGGCACGCGGTCAGGCGTCGGCATGTCCAAGGCGCTAGGCCTCGACCCTAGTGCCGGCGTCTCCTTCTTGGCGAACATCCGAAACATCAACCGAGGCGGGTCTGCTGATGGCGACCGCCGCCTGGCGCTGATGATTGGCGACGTGGTGACGCGCTCTGGCATGAACGGACGCGCGGACGAAATCCTGCAAGCCATCCAGTCGTTTGCCGCTGCCACCTCCCGTATCAGCCTATCGAACCCAAACCTCGGGGCATTTTCTGGGCTGTACTCGGGAATGCTTGCGTCTCGCATCCCGGGCATGACGCCGGAGACGGCCGCCGCAATGATCGGCCAAGCCAACAGCGCCGTGACGAACATGGGCGCGTTCGGCGAGGCCTCCGAAACCTTCACGATGGGGGCCCTGAGTCGGGATGGTCGGCTTAACCCCATCCAGGCTCGCGTACTGGCCGAGGGCGGGCTCTTCGGCAACCGTGCCGGGGCCTTCGGAAAGGAGTCCGTCTATCGACAGTACATGCTGGCAAACGGCGTGAGTGAAAGCGAGGTCGATAAACTGATGGCCGGCAACTCAGGCCGGACCAACTTCGAGGAAATCCGCCGGCAGCTCGACGAGCAAAATGTCGATCCGCACATCAAGGCGGAGATGGCAAAGAACTATTTCGGCTTGTCGTCAATCAACCAGGCCATGGCCTTCATGACCGTCAAGCCCGAGGAAATGGGCAAGACGGAGCGCCTGCTTGGCGAGCGCGGTATTGACCTCAAGGACTACAACGAGACGGGGATCATGACCCTCTCGAAGATCGCCAACGCTGGCGGAGTCGGCGACCTCCAAGGTGTTGCCGAAGACATGATGTCGCGTAAGGGCAAGGGCTCGCTTACAGCCGATGAGCGAAACCGTCTCGCCGCTGCGATGGACGAAGCGAAGCGACTCGGCGGCAATGAAGGCTTCACCAAGCTGCAAGACGTACTGACTGATCTAGCTGCCGACAAGGACAAGCAGCAGACGCTCGGATCGCAGATGGTCGACCAGCAGAAGAGGATCGAGAACGCCATGATCGGCGTCGGCCAGACGCTGTTGGGGCCGCTGACCGACATCAAAGAGGTGCTGATGGCGGGATTCAAAGTGTCAGAAACGAAAGCGAGGCAACAGGTTCTTGATCTTCGCAAGAACGAGATCAACGAAGAGTTCGATGGTCGCCGTAAAGCGATCATGGAGAAATATTCTGGCCCGAGGGTTCAATTTGCAAAAGAGATGAACGCCGCAAAGCCAAATTCGCCAGAATTCAAAGCGGCAGACAACAAACGGCGGGAGAACGAAGAGAACTTCAACCGCGAGCTCGCCGGTCTGGAAAAAGAGCGGAAGGAGAAAATTCGCGAAGTTGAAGAGAACTATGCGAAGGAGCGGAAAGCCAGTCAACGGGCCAGGGAGGCAGAATCTGACACCGGCCCTGTCGGCGATGCCACTGGGCGACAAATCTCAGCAATGAACCGGGTGCAGTTTTCCGATGCTGAGAACCGGGCGCTGGAGCAAGCAGCTGGTGGCGACCAGAAGAAACTGGCGTTCATGAAAAACGTCCTGCGTATCGAAAATCGCGGAAAGCCTGGTGTCGACAACGACGCTGTGAGCCCGGCTGGCGCGGTCGGGGCGTTTCAGTTCATGCCAAACACGGCAGCAACACTGGCCCGCCGGCTGGGGATGCGCTCGTATGATCTCAAGAGCTTCGATGACAGCTCAAAGCTGGCCGGTGCTTACTATGACGAGCTGTATGAACGCTACGGCGGGAATCGCTCGAAGATGTATGCCGACTACAACGGCGGGCCGCGCCTGGCCAGGAACGCCGGGAATACTGGCAACAAGGAAAACGACGACTACGTCGCTATGGGCAAGTACCTCGACGGCCAATCGACTCCGATGCCGTCCGCAGGCAAGGACTTGGCCTCCAGCTACCCCCAGTCGTGGCAGAAACAGTCGCTTGCGCCCTGGGATTTGACTTTCAAGCTGATCGGTGAAGACGGGAAGCAACGCGCGGCGCCGATCAACATTAGCGTGCCGATTCCGGCACCGTCCGGGAGAGGTTGATGCCGCAGGCGAAAGTTTACAACCCGCAGGTTCAGGTTCTGCTCTACAAGAACGTGGATCGCACCACGGCCGGCGATGGCGTTCCGCTCTCGGAGCGCTTCAAGGCCGCAGACCGCGTGATTGATCTCGCCCCTTGGCTGGATGACCAAGCCGGCATCCGGACATCGAAGTCCGTCCGTGATCCTGCTGGAGGCTGGTCTGTCACGCTGTCTGATCGCATGCACAGCAAAGACCTTGATACCCTCTATGGCCTGATCGAGCCTATGGACTGCATTGAGATTCGGATGGCCCGGACCCGGACAAAGCCCGGCAACCTGCCGATCATCATGCGCGGCTTTGTGTCGAACATCTCGCGCTCGGAGTCGATCAGTGGCTCCGGGAAGCCGCAGCGGACCGTAACCATCACCGGCCAAGACTACGGCAAGCTCTGGCAAATCTTCCAGATTTTCTACCCGACCAACTTCCCCGAGTCGGCCACGCTGCTGACCAATTGGAAGCTGTTCCAGAAGTTCGGGATGGCATTCAACAATCAGAGCTGCCGCGACTTCGTGCGCGAGGCGATTGATCGCATCCTGAACCCGTTCATCACGAACATGCTCGGGAAAAATGAGTCTGGGCAGCCAGCGCCTGATTCACCGCTCCAGATCATCCAGGTCAAGGACGAGGACATTACCGCCGAGCCTGGCACCGTGGCCCCGACCGGGGCGAACCAGTTCCAGGGCGGCACCCTGTATTCCATGCTGCAACAGTTCGGTGACGTTGGTCCGTGGAACGAGCTGTTCCTGGAAGATCGGGAGGAGGGCGTTTTCCTCGTCTATCGCCCAAACCCGTTCTACGCGGTTAATGGCGACTACCTGCCCACGAAGCGCTTCAACATTGAGGAAGCCAAGGAGCCGGCCATTGCGGTCGTCCGCGCCGAGGACATTCAGTCCCTCAACGTGTCGCGGTCAGACAGCAACGTCGCCAATTACTACTGGGTGGAGGCTCGCCGATCCCAGATGACAAACGGCAGCACGGCAAAGATGATCGCGGCCACCAGCGCCCGGGAAACCTTCTACACGACGCACCGGAACTCCAGCGAGGAAATCTACGGCCTGCGCAAGATGATGGAGGAGACGAACCAGGGCGACCCGCAGGCAAAGCACCACGGCAACGGCGTCGACAAGGACACCCACAAGCGCCTCTACACGCTGACCAGCGGCTGGATCGACCAGCGTCGCTACGAGCTGGTTGAGCAGAACAAGGACAACGTTGTCTTTGAGCTGGGTAGCCTTCGGGTCAAAGGCAACGAAGCAATCAAGGCTGGGATGTATGTCGAGATCGTCCGGGGCACGATGAAGCACAAGGTTTATGCCTATCAGGTTGATCATGAGTTTGTCCCTTTTCAGGGGTTTTTCACGACCATAACCTTCGACCGTGGCACCGGGTTTATTGAGCGCGCAAAGGATTCCGGCCGCAAGTCGCCTTATCTTGAGGAGCTGGCAAGTGTTTGATTCAGGTATTCGACTGGCGAAGGTCGTCAGGTCTTACCCCGAGGGGCATTCCGTCGATCTCGTGATGTACGACGACAATTCCCCCGTTTCCAACGTCCAGGTGCTTTCTGGCAGCGCCAGTTCCCGCAGCGGGTTTTCTGGACTGGTTGCTCCGACTTCTGCGCCGGATGGCGAGTGGGGCAACAAGGACAGCGGCGACGAGGACATTATCGCGGCCGTGGCCTACATGCGCGGCGAACCGATTGTGCTGGGGTTCCTGCGCCCGCAGGTCAATCAGATGACGTTCAAGGACGAGAACCGGATCACCTACCGCTTCCCGTCGGACGTCTATGTGACCTGCGACGGCAAGGGGAACACGGAGCTCTACCATCCGTCCGGCACCTATCTCCGGATCGGCTCCGGCAAGGAGCACGAGGACTTGTCCGGCAAAGACTACGACGGGGCCTGGGCGATCAATCGCAACACCGACAGCGCCGTCGATGTGCGGCTCGGCGTATCCAACGCCGGGACGGAGGTTGCGTCGCTACATTTTGACCCGTATGGAAACGTGAATTTTCAGTGCGACAAGACGCTGGTCGAGAAGATCGACGAGAAGTGGCGGGTCGAGGTCGCTGAGACGACGCTGCTCCAGTCTGGCAGCACGACGACGATCCGCGCGCCGCTAATCATGCTGGATGGGAATGTTTATTGCACAAAAAACTTTGAGGCGGCGATCTCAATCAAGGCCGGAGCAGACATCGTGGCTGCCGGCGAAGTTGCGATGGGCGATGGCGAGATCGCGCTCGGCAAGCACAAGCACGTCAATGTTACGCCCGGGACAGGTGTATCAGGCGGCGCAGTCGGTGGCGGTGGCAGCGCTGGGGTGCCAGGCGGGGCAGGGGAATAGACGGGCAAGGTCGGCGGGTCGTGATGTTACGCTTGGCGTATGCTCAAGAATAACCCGCCGACCAGCCAGAAATCGCGCCCGATTTCGTTTGTACTGGACGACATGGCCAACGGCCGGTCGCCGGTATGGGTGCCACTGGTTATCCGCCCCGAGGATTTGACTCGCAGCGAGCAGTCTCGGATGACGCTGCACCAGACACTTGGCCGCGAGGCGGTTGGCTGGGTCGATAACTTCGGCCCCGGGCTGCCCACCATCAACATTTCTGGGCACACCGGCTGGCGAGCTCCGTCGGGCCAGCAGTACGACGGTGCAGAGCAGTTCCTGACGCTGCACAACAAGATTTTTCAGGTATACCACGCCAGCAAGCAGGAGGCCATCGACGCCGGAAACGATCCCGCCGATGTAAAACTGCTGTTTGTCGACGAGCTCGACCGCTTCGCCTACGAAGTCGCGCCGATGAACTTCACGCTGCGCCGGTCGAAGTCTCGCCCGCTGCTCATGCAGTACAACATCCAGCTACAGGCGGTTTCCACCAGTGCGGGGGTGCCTGCAATCGATACCACCAACCTGGGGGACGTGTTCTCTGGCCTCGGTTCGCTCGGCGACGTTCTCCGCGACATTACCGGCCTGGTCGATAGCGTGGTCAGTGGCGTGAACTCATTTGTGGCCCCGATTGGGGCCGTGGTGAAAGAGTTCATGAACGTGACCGCCAAGGTGTTCGGGGCGGTCGGTACCGTCGTCGGTGCCGTGGCAAATGGCGTCCGGACGGTCGCAAACAACCTGATCGGCGTGGCCCGGATGGTGGCGACTGCCGGGAAGAACGTTTTCGACTCGCTGTCTGCGATTACCTCGCTGCCAGCCTTCGTCAAGCAGACGTTCCAGCAGGTTGCAGCGGCTTACTCGACGGCCTTCTGTCTGTTCAAAAACTCGTTGCGCCCAAATGGCAAGGCCTACCAGGACTATTCCGACCTGTACGGCGCATCTAACTGCTCTTCGACCACTGGCGGCAGCCCGGCCAGCCCACTGGCGAAGATGAACGTATTCACTGACGTTCGCCCGATGGCCTCGCCGGTTCAAATGAGCGGAAACGCTGTCGACGGACTGGGTTCGCTTTCCCGCATGGACCCCGTCATTGCGCCTATGCCGCTGTCTGAAATGACGCGGAACATGGGGGCCGTCGCTTCCGGGTTTAAGGGATTCTCCTCCGACATCATGGCCTACGGGGTATCCGGATGAGCGTTTTTGACCGCGAACTAACCGGGTACCGGTACGCCAGCACCAATCACGGCGACACGATCCAGCAGGTCGCGTTCCGCGAGCTTGGGGACGCCAGCCGCTGGGCGGAGCTGGTGTGGATCAACGACCTGCTGCCGCCGTATATCACCGACGACCCGGACAAGGCGTCGGACCGCGTCCTCCTCTCAGGCAAACAGATTGTTGTGCCGGCGGTTACAGCGCCTTCAGTGGCCGCCGAAATCGACCCCTACAAGGTATTCGGGACGGACTGTCGCCTGCGGAGCGGCTTACTGGAGTCGGATGGGGCAGGGGATTTCCAGATCGTCGAGGGTCGAGAAAACCTGCGCCAGCAGCTCACGCACCGGATCGTCACCGACAAGGGCGCGCTGATCTACCACCCGAAGTACGGCTGCGATGTTCGCCGGCTGATCGGCATCGTCAATGGGCCTACGGCGGCCCTGCTCGGTGAGCAGTACGTCACGTCCGCGCTGCAGTCTGATTTCCGCGTAGCGGAGGTGACGCGAGCTTCTGCCGACGTGCTGGGCGACCGTGTCGCCATCGATGCCGAGGTCAGGCCGATTTCTGGCCGCCCGGTTGATATTCAAGTGGGGTAACGAGTGGCTTTCCAGACCAAGAACTTCGTATCGATTACGGCCGGCATGCTCAACCGCATGCGCGGCTCGACCGACAAGATTACCGACTTCCAGGTCGGCTCCGTTGCCCGCACCCTGATTGAAGGCCCGGCCACTGAGATCGACCAGCTCTATCAGCAGATGTTCATCGGTCTGAGGGAGGCTATCCCCGTTGCGACCTTCTTGTCGTTCGGTTTCGACCTGCTCCCCTCGGGGACCGCGAACGGCACGGTGACGGTTTCCCGATCTGCTGCTGTCACCCAGCCATTGACGATCCAGGCCGGGACCGTTTTCACGGCCGGCGATGGTCGGCGCTACCTGTCTGTCGCGGACGTTGTGTGGCCCGCCGCCTCCCTGTCTGTCGATGTGTCCGTGCGAGCCGAGACGGCAGGCCTCTCCGGCAATGCCGCCTCGGGCGTCGTGTCGGCCAGTGAGTTTTTCCTGAACGGCGAGGTGATCACCAGCGGCCCGATGGTCAATGGCCGCGATCAGGAGACGGACGTTGAGCGCGAGGCTCGCTTTGCGGACTTCGTGGCTTCCCTGTCTCGCGGGACCGTGGCGGCAGTCACCTACGCAGCATCGATTTCGACGGTGTCGGCTGGCGGTGTCGCTACCGAGTACGTCACTGTGGTGGGCGTGGACGAAAACCCCGGCATTGTCCGGCTCTACCTCTACTCCTCGACCGGCTTGCCCAGCGCGGCTCTGCTGGCCGATGCCCAGCGCCGGATCGACGGCTACCGCGACGACGCATTCGGCGTGATCGTGCCCGGCTTCCGGTCGGCTGGCGTCCGCGTCGATGTCCTTCCGGCACAGGAGGTCACGGTCAATTTCTCTGCCCAAGTGAAGATGTTTGGCGGCTACACGCTTGATACCGCCACGGTGAACGCCCTCCGGGACGTTTTCAGCGCCGTGGTTACGGGCGTGAAGTCTGGGGAAACCCTCTACATCGGCACGCTGGTCGAGCGCATGCTGACCGTGCCGGGCGTCGAGAAGGTTGTCCCATCCAACAACGCGAACGTCGCCTGCGGGGCCTCCCAGGTGCTCAAGGCGGGTGCTTTTACGGTGACCGCGCTGAATGGATAACGCTCTCTATCGGATCATCGACTACCCGCACGCGCCGGTATTCGACAAGTCGCCGCACGAGGTTCTGGCGCTTCGCGTGCGCCACCCGTCCGGCTCGGCATGGGAGGTTCTAGATGGCGTGCTGACAATGACCGTCGGCACGGCCAAGACGAGCTACGACCTGTCGGCGCTCACAATCGGCCAGCTTGCCGACCGACTGTCCGCTGATGGCTTCGAGGTTCTGGCGGAGAATTCGGAGATCGGGAGCCGATCCGCCCTGCTGCTGCTGCGCGGGTCGAATAGCCAGTCTAACAGCAACGGCGATCACCTCTACGCCTACACATCGCTCCTGTGGTGCCTCTACGCGGCCTATGGCGGCGAACTGGACCACGCCGAGTACCAGATCGTACAGGCCATCCGGCAGATGGTGATGACGCAGGCCGAGGGCTACTGGCTGGACGTCTGGGGCACGCTCTACGGCATCTCGCGCCCTGCCGGCATGGCCGATGACCAGTATCAGAGCATGATCCCGGCCGAGGCCTTCCGTCTGCGCGTCAATGCGCACGCAATCGAGCAGGCCATACTGGACGCCACCGGCTGGGATGTCAGGATTGAGGAGCCGTGGAAAGAGATTTTCACGCTGGATCAATCCATTTTGTCCGGCCCGGATCGTCTCTACGATGGCGAGCGGTACGGCTACCACCTGATCCGTCCAACGGCCCGGCAAGTGATCGACTGGGACAAGGTGATCCCGATCATCGAGCGGAACCGCGCTGCTGGCGTGCTGATCTGTTCCCGGATTGTCTATCACGGTGCCTACATCGACGCCTCGGGGATGGTCGAGATTGCGACCAGGAATGTGCGCCTCTCGCGCGCCATAGACCTCTACGACGACCGTGCCTTGCTCGACTACATGGCGATTGAGGACACATCGATCAAGAACTACGAGTCGCGTCGCCGGAGAACGCTGCGCCACGTCAGCGGCTCGGTGATCGTTGACGAGTACGCGGTCACGTCTGCTCACTCGAGAACCACACGCGCCTACTACAGCTCGGTCAGCTACGAGCAGCAGTTCTGGGACGTTCCGACTTCGTGGAATGGAACCACGGAAACCTGGCGAATGAACGCCTACATCCAGTCCGCTCACACCCGCTCGTCGTGACATTACGATGGTGCCATTACCTTTCTAAGAAGGCGGCACCATGCCAATTCTCACAAAGTCCGGGCGCATTGTGATCGCCGAAGCGATTGCTCTGCGCCATGTTCATTGCGCCTGGGGCCGGGGCGACGGGGCCTGGACTACGTCTCCTCCTCCGGAAGATAGCGAGGCAACGGCGCTGATCGATGAAGTCGGACGCCGGACTGCCGATCAGGTTGCTTACGTCGTGCCCGACAATGCGGGCGATATTGTCCTGCCGAACGGCACGTTCAGCATTTCCCCGACCCCGACCCGCCACCTCTATGTGCGGACCAAGTTCGGCTACACCGACGCGCCGACCAGCATTATTCGTGAAATGGCGGTTTTCGTCGGCACAACCACCGTCGCCGGACTGCCACCTGGTCAGCGCTACTTCGTGCCCAGCGAGATTTCCAACCCTGGCCGCATGCTTCACCTCGAGCATTTCCAGCCGATCTACCGGTCCGGTGTGATTGAGGAAAGTTTCGAGGTCGTCATCACTTTCTAAAGGCCATCCATGTCTGTCACGATGCCCCCCCAGTATTACGACCGCACTGACCCGGCGAAGAACTACGAGCAACATCTGTTCATCGCGGGTCGCGGCCTCCAGTCCGCAGAAATGAATGAGGCTCAAAAAGCCGCCCAGAACCGCTTGCGCGGCGTGGCTGACGCGCTGTTCCGCGACGGCGACATCATCCGTGACGCGAGCTGCTTGGTGAATCCCGATACCGGCTTCGTCCAGTGCCAGTCGGGCGCGCTCTACATCCGTGGCGCAGTCCGTGGTGTGGCCCCGGCCAGTTTCACGATCCCGATTGTCGGCAATGTCGCAATCGGTATTCGTCTGCACGAGAGCGTGATCACGCATCTTGAAGACCCGACGCTGCTCGACCCGGCGACCGGCACCCGCAACTATCAGGAACCTGGCGCAGAGCGCCTGCAAGTAGTTGCTGTGTGGGGCTGGGATGGCGATGGTGAGTCCGGTGAGTTCTTCCCGGTCTACTCCGTAGTTAATGGCGTCCTGAGCGCCAAGGAAGCGCCTCCGTCGCTGGACTCCGTCACGCAGGCGCTGGCCCGCTACGACCGCGACTCTGCTGGCGGCACCTACATCGTCAGCGGCCTGATCCTGTCACAGCTCACGGATGTGGCAGGCGTCCAGTATTACTCGCTGTCGGACGGTCGGGCGCGCGTTTATGGCTACGGCGTCGAATTCCCGACCGCTCGCCGCATCGCTCACAACGCCACGACCGATCTGCGGCATATCGAGAACGAGCCGCATCTGTCGTCCACGGCTGGTGCTCAACGGATCAACTTCGACCGCAAGCCTGGCACCGCGATTACGGAAGTCACGATCACCGCTCAGAAGACCGTCACGCTGACGCACGGTTCGTTCACCGGGGCTATCGACCCCCTGCCGGACACTAGCATCCTGTCGATTGTTTCCGTCACGCAGGGCGTCACCACCTACGCCTCCGGTACCGACTACAACCTGACGGCAGGTTCGGTTGATTGGTCACCTGGCGGTGCCGAGCCGGCCCCGGGTTCGACGTACAGCGTCACTTACCGCTATCTGACCAACGTCACCCCGACTGCAATCGACGACGACGGCTTCACCGTCACCGGTGCCATCGTCGGCTCTCTCGTGCTCGTGACCTACAGCCAGAAGCTCCCGCGCTACGACCGCCTCTGCATCGACACCGACGGGAATACGGTCTGGCTGACCGGCGTCGCGTCCGAGTACAACCCGCTCCAGCCGATCATCCCGCCCGACCTGCTGGCGGTGGCGACTGTCTATCAGACCTGGCGCGATACCCGCACCGTCACGAACGACGGCGTTTATACCGTGCCCATGCCGACGCTGTCGAAGGTCGAGCGCCGCTTGGACGAGCTCACCCAGTTGATCGCCCAGCAGCGGCTGGAGTCGTCCATCCACACCCGCGAGGCTGGTGCCAAGAAAGGCCTCTTCACTGACCCGTTTATTGATGACAGTCAGCGCGACGCCGGAACGACTCAGACGGCCGCCGTGGTCAATGGCGAGCTGGTGCTGCCCATCACGGCGACCGTCATTTACTCGCCGTCTGACCTGACTGCGCCGCAGTCGCTACCGGCTACCCTCTCGACTTCCCTCCAGCAGCCGCTGCGCTCTGGCAACATGAAGATCAACCCGTACCTGGCGTTTGATCCTCCGCCGGCCATCATTACGCTGACGCCGAGCCTTGACCGCTGGACTGAACAGCAGACGGCCTGGGCAAGCCCGGCCACTGGTTTCTGGGCGCATGAGCCAGGCGGGGCAATGATCACAACGACCGAGGTCGTTAGCCGCACTTCTCAAGCTGCAAAGACCCTGCGTCAGATTCCGGTTTCTGTCCGGATCGAGGGGTTCCAGCCTGGCGAGCCACTGACCTCATTCACGTTCGACGGCGTGCAAGTGATGTCCGGCACCGCCAACTCAAGCGGCGTGGTCACTGGCAGCTTCACGATCCCGGCAAATGTCGCTGCTGGTGTTAAGTCCGTTAATGCAGTAGGCGCTGCCGGCACGAAGGGCTCTGCCGCATTCGTTGGCCAAGGTTCCGTTGATGTTACCACCATTAGACTGGTGACTAGCCGTTTGGCTCCGAACCCGCCACGGATTGACCCGCTGGCGCAGACTTTCACCCTGGACACGCCTCAGCAAGTCGGTGGCGTCGAGCTGTGGTTTACGACCAAGCCGACTACCGAGACGCTCGTCCAGATTCGTGAAACTGCCACAGGCTTTCCGACCTCGAGCGTGATTGCTGAGGGGCGTATCCAGCCGTCCGCGATCTCTACAACTGGCTGGACACGCATCCCGTTCTCGTTCCCGGTCAGCTTGCTGCCTGGTGTCGAGTACGCGATTGTTACTCTGTGCAACGACTCGAACGGCGCTGTTGCCGTTGCCGAGCTTGGCAAGCAGGACGTCGCTTCGCAGCGCTGGATTACGAGCCAGCCCTACACCGTTGGCGTGCTGCTCTCGTCCTCCAATGCGAGCACTTGGACCGCGCATCAAGACCGCGACATGGCGTTCCGCTTGCTGCGCTCCAACTACACGGCCAATACCCGCACGGTGTCTATCGGCACCGTGGCCGTGACCAACGCGACCGATCTTGCCCTGCTGGCCGCAAGCGAGATTCCGTCCTCGCAGACCTCCGTTGATTACACGGTAACACTGCCGTCAGGCGATGTGTTGGTGATGGCTGAGGGCCAGAAGGCGCAGCTGTCGTCCGCCGTGACTGGCAACGTGTCGATTGCAGCCCGCTTGACTGGCACCGCTGATTTTTCGCCGGTCGTGTATCCGGGAACCCAGCTCATTGCCGGCCACATCGAAAACACTGGCGACTACGTGTCCCGAGCCGTCCCTGCTGGCTCGAACGTCATCGTCAAGGTGATTTACGAGGGCGTCGTGCCGAGCGGTGCAACCGTTGAGTGCTACTACAAGGGGCCGGACGCAGGGGATACCTGGACCGCCGTTCCGATGACCTCGACCAGCCCCGCCGACGACGGTTTTGTCGAGTTCATCCGCAGTATCTCTGGTGTCACTGAGACGTCCGTTCAGATCAAGCTGGTCCTGAATGGCACCCCGGCTGCTCGCCCGCGTCTGCGTGATCTCCGCGTCATCGTTCTGGAGAACATTTAATGATTGATGATCGCACGTCGATTTTTTCTCTTCCGCTACCGAATGCGAACAATTCGCTTTCTGACGACGTAGCGCGGCTCCGCTCCGCGCTGGCCGCCATCGACTCAGCGCTGGCGTCGCGTCAGGCGATCAGCGAGAAGGGTGCGGCCAACGGCTACGCCCCGCTCGACAGCCTGGGCAAGGTGCCGTCGGCTAACCTGCCGAGCTTCGTTGATGATGTTTTGGAGGTTGCAAACTACGCGGCTCTGCCAGCAACCGGCGAGACTGGCAAGATTTATGTAACGCTCGACAACAGCCGGACCTATCGCTGGGGCGGCTCTGCTTACGTACAGATTCATGCGTCTCCAGGCACCACCGATGACATCGTCGAAGGCCTGATGAACCTGTTTTTCACGCCGGCCCGTGCCCGCGCTGCGCAGAATATCGCCACGCCGAGCCAGCTTGGGTTGGTCAAGATCGGGTCGAACCTCGTCATTGACGAGAACGGCCTGCTCTCTGCGCCTGGCAGCCAGTCGGCCACCAACACCTTCGTCGATCAGTATTTCACGCCCACCGCCGGTCAGATGACATTCACGGTCACTGGTGGGTATGTGGTCGGGAAGATTGAGGTGTTCCTGAACGGCGTCCTGCTGTTCGCCGACGACTACACGGCCACGAACGGCGTGCATGTCGTTTTGTCGGCAGGCGTAGCCACGACGGACACCCTGCTGGTGCGCAAGTGGTCTAGTTTTGATACAGCCTTGCTTGCGACCCAAGCTGAAGCAGAGGCCGGGACTGATCAGGCGAAGCTGATGACGCCGCTGCGGGTAGCGCAGGAAATTGTTGCTCAGGCCAAACTGTCAATCTCGTCACGCACGGCAAACACAATGCTCGCAGTTGCTGACAGGGCTGCGCTGATCAACATCACGTCAGGAACATTTACTCAAACGTTTGATGCGGTCGCTACGCTCAAAAACGGCTGGTACTGCTATATCAAGAACAGCGGGACGGGCGATATTACGCTCGATCCGAATGCCAGCGAACTGATTGACGGACTGACCAGTTACGTCATGTACCCGGGCGAGATGCGCCTGATTCAGTGCGACGGGACCAAGCTGACGTCAGTGGTCCTCGCGCCGTTTTATCGGACATTCACGGCATCTGGTAACTTTATCAAACCCCCTGGGTATTCACGGTTTGAGGGCCTTCTGTGGGGCGCTGGTGGTAGTGGTGGGAAGCATTCTACAATCGGAGGTGGTGGGGGTGGGGGCGGTGCATGTAATCCATTCATCGTCGCTGCGTCTGCAATCGCGTCTACGCAGCCAGTGGTTATTGGGGCTGGCGGAATCGCTGTTACAACAAGTTTGCTAGGAAACGTTGGCGGAAATTCAACTTTTGGATCGATTACGGCATACGGTGGCGGTCCTGGTGGATCAGGCTCGCCAGGCGGAGGTGGTGGCGGCGTGCTTTCTGCAGGTGCAAACGGGCTCGGCGGACTTCCAACCCAAGATATGCTCGGTGGCGTCTCTGTTTTTGGCGGCGGATGCTCTGCGGCAAGCTCCGCCGGCAAGAGTCCGCATTCGGGCTACGGTGGCGGGGCTGGCGGTAACTCTAACTATTCGGTCGCAGGAAACTCAGTGTACGGCGGTGGCGGCGGCGGCGGAAGCACAAGCGGTCAATACACACCTGGGACATCAGTTTACGGGGGGAGCGGAGGCGCTGGTAGCGATACTGGGTCCGGTAGCAATGGCGTGGTTCCAGGTGGGGGCGGGGGAGCGACCATTTCTGGGGCTTCAACGGGCGCCGGCGCCAGAGGCGAATTGCGCGTTTGGGGGGTGGTGTAATGAGAGCAGTAATTGTTGATAACGGTGTTGTCGTCAATGTCGTAGAGGCTTCGAAAGAGTTTGCGGCCGAGCAAGGTTGGATTGTTTCCGACATTGCTCAGATCGGGATGATCTTCGACGGGAGGTCCTTTTCAACACCTGATCGCTGGTCATCCGTAGAGTCCGCTCAATCTGATCTGATCAGCCAGATCAACGCCCGGCGCGACCAGCTCGAAACTGCTGGCTTCCCCTACGCCGGCCTCTGGTTTCAGAGCGACCAGCGCTCGGTCGATCGCCTCAACTCGACCGCGTTGACGGCGTCGGCCGCCCTGATCTCCGGGCAGTCGGTTACCTTCCCTGACTGGCTCTCGGCGGACAACACGCCGCTGCCCGTCGACGCAGCCGGTATGCTGGCGCTGCAGGCTGCGCTGACGCAGCACGCCGGAGCGCTGCACCAGCACGCCAAGAGGCTGAAGGCTGAGGTGGTCGCTGCCACTGCGGTAGCAGACCTTGAGTCTATCGACATTACTGCCGGCTGGCCCGGCCAACAGGGAGGTGTATGAGCCTTGCACGTAATCTTGCAGACGCAGGAGTAGTTGCCGGGGGCCTGGCCCCCACTGGTGTGGTCCTCCCCTTCGCCGGGACCGCAGCGCCGACAGGCTGGCTGCTCTGTGCGGGCCAAGCCGTCTCCCGCACCACGTATGCCGCCCTGTTCGCTGCCATCGGCACGACATACGGCACTGGTGACGGCAGCACGACATTCAATCTTCCCGACCTGCGCGGGCGCGTCGCCGCCGGCAAGGATGATATGGGCGGCACGGCAGCAAGCCGGCTGACCACGGGGGGCTCCGGCGTGAATGGCGCGTCGCTCGGAGCGGCTGGCGGCGCGGAAACCCACACGCTGACTGTCGCACAGATGCCATCGCACAGCCACACGGTCAGCGGCGCGACAGCGCCCCCGATTGGCTCAGGCAGCAACGACGTGCGCAGCTCAGGCGCTGCCACGGGGGCGGCTCCGACGACGAATAGTCAGGGCGGCGGGACAGCCCACAACAACACCCAGCCCACGCTGGTGCTCAATCACATCATCAAATCATGAAAACCTACTTCGTCCGCATTCTCATCGTTCTGGGCTCGATGTTCATGGCCCTGATTGCCAACGTGATTGCACTGGTCGCCGCGCTGCTCGGCAAGGGCCGCGCATGGCCCGTGGCGGTTGCCAACGACCAGGCCCTGAACGCCGCCCTCGCAGGCTACGCCGGCAGCGAGGACGAGACGGTCAGCAGTCGGGCCGGCAAAGCCCAGCTCGCAGGGAAACGGTGGGGCTGCGTGCTCTGCCGCCTCTTGGATCACATCGACCCGGGGCACTGTTCAAAGAGCATTGAGCCCGACGAGGGTCGTGACCGCATAATGCCAGGAAAATAACTCTCATGGATACGACAGTGGATTCACAGACCCTGATGATCGGCTTCAACATCCTGCTCGGGCTGGTGGCTTTTTTTGGCGGGATGGTCATTCGTGATCTGTCGCAGGCGGTTAAAGACCTTCGCGTCGCCGACGAAAAAATGGTAGAACGCTTGGGCGAGTACGCCAAGAAAGACGACATTCGGGAGCTGAAGGACGTCCTGCGCGAAATGAAGGACGAGGAGCGACGGTTGTTCGACAAGGTTTTCGACAAGCTCGAACAGATGGCGAAAGACCTTAGCCGAAAGGTCGACCGCGACGAGTGCGACGGCTGCTCAAGGAAGCACGCGTGATGCCTATATGGTTCCGCCCCTGGATGGCCTGGCTGGCTGCCGTTGCCGCGCTGTCTGCCCTGCTTGCAATCCAGACCGTCCGGCTGTCTGAGGCCGAGAAAGCGACCGCCGACGAGGTAGCTGCGCATGCCGAAACCCAGCGCGACTACGCCGAGAAACTCGCTGAGGCGATCAGCACCGCCCGGCAAACCGAAACCGATCTGCGTGCCAGTCTGGACAAGCTCCAGGATCAGGCCGCCAAGGAGAAGGCAGATGCTAAAGCCCGTGAGGATGATCTTGTTGAGCGCGTTCGTACTGGCGAGCGCCGCTTGTCAATCGCCGCAGTGTGCCGTCCAGGTGCCTCCGGTACAGGCCTCCGTGCCCCCGCTGCCAGCGGCGGTCGGGCCGAAGTACCGCGAGCCGACATTGACCCGGCGGCTGGAGTCGCTCTTATCGGAATCGCCCGAGATGGCGACGAAGCAATCCGGGAGCGTAACGCCTGCATCTCAGCCTACGAGTCGGTAAGGTCCAAGCTGAACGCGATGTCTCAGGTATCTGCGGGAGGTTCAGGGGCATCGAGTTATCCCTAGTGCTGCGTCGGTCGTGCCTCCCCGTGTGTCGGCCAAGCACCACGACTGGTACAGTTACGTCCCGGAGATGCGCGAGCACGTCCTACCGAAGTGGGAGGCGTTTGTCGATCAGATGCTAGGCCGCGAATAGGTCGCGCTGCGGGGCGGGCGGGGGCGGTGGGGACTCCGCCCGCTGTTTCCTGGCGTAAAACAGCTGCTCCGCAAGTGCGCGCAGTTCGTCAGCTGCGGCCTTGCCGCGGATGTCCGCGACGCCCCGGTGTTTCTTGCCGGCGCCATCGGTGTAGCCGTACAGGAAGCGATTGCGATGGTCGCGACTCGGCATGGCGAGCAGGGCGCGGGCTTCGCACTCGGCTCGCCAAGCCTCTCCCCAGGTATCAACCGGCTGGCCGGTGAGTTCGGAGATGGCTACTGGCATGGTCGCTTGATCGCTGCGTCAATGCGTTGCCCGATCCAGCGCACATTCGGCACGGCCCAGCTATTGCCGAGCGCCTTATAGCGCGGGCCGTCTGGGCATTCGCTGACGGGCTTCTTGCGCCAGGGGATCATCGTGTAGCCGTGCGACACCTCAACGCTTAAGGCGTATGAACTCGCGGCCCGCGTTTCCTCTGGAATGAACAAACTTATGGCAGTCGAAACACAGCAGAGCAAGGTTTGAAGGATCGAGTCGTAGTTCTGGGAATTTCGCCCAGCTTCCGATGTGATGGACTTCATGCAGCTTTTCACCGCGCTGGTGAATTTTTCCGCATCGCTGGCAAGTTCTTCGATCTCTTGCCCAGACTGACTGGCAAACAAGTTTCCAATCAGTAGAGGAAAAGAACCGCTGGTGTTCAGACGTGATTCCGCCCTTCCATGCGGGGCTTTTTTCTCCAACCATGTGAGCAGCGCGGCACTCAACTGAACAAAATCGGCGGCTTGAATAGGTAGGCGACACCATTCGCTCGCGTCCGCAATGCTCGCAGACAAGAGCAACTTTCCTTGACTGTGTAGCTGAAGATGCTGCCGCTCTAAGTCGATCTGCGCATTGACGAGAACAGGTGCGTTTGAGCTTGCCTGGCCGACATTCAAATTCAGTTCCGCAGCATTCGCATTTGACGGAAACACGTTTTCTTCGGCAGGCGAGGCATTGCTTTGCGACTTGTGAGACTGGAGCGCCGCAAGCACATTTGTGCTTGGCTGGTCGGACGACCATACATTCGAATTACTGTGTTGGAAAACAGTAATTGTACAAGTTTTTACTATTTCGGGAAACCCCTGAAGTCGTTCGCACTCGACCGGGGTTAGGCGGCGGACTTGCATGGCTGCGTTGATAATTGGATTGCCTCGACCAGTTCCATCTTCCTCTGCTGCTGACCGCGTAGTGAGCGCGTGAGTCCGATCTCCGGTTGCGCAAACAACCGGAGCCAACACATGCGCCTTATCCCCGCCTCCGCCGCTTGCCCGCAGGCAGTTGCCAACCTCGTCGCCAAGCTCGGCGGTTGCGCCGCCTTCTCTGCCACGGAGGGAGACGGCCACCGCTACCTGCCCGCCAGCGTTCGCGTGGCTGCCGTCATGCCCCATGCTGCGCAGCGTCGGGGCGATAGGACCAGCATCGCCGCCGTGGTCTTTGCAGGAGAAGGCGATGGCGTTCTCACCGCCATTGTTTCGGCCCAGCGCAAAGGCGGTGTCGGTGCTGACGCATGGGTCTTGGGTGCCGTGGACGCAAACAAGCGACTCGCCGCCGTTGCCGGTGTCGCCGCCTTTGGCGCGCAGCGGGTCAGATACATCGACCTCTTGCAGAGCCCCGAAGTGGCCGACGTTGGCATACGCCGCAATCGGCGCCTCATGGTTGCAGGTCAGCGTCGGGCCTCGGTCAAAGCCGATTTTCGCGCCGCCTTGGCCGTGGGCCATGGTGATGACCGGCTGCTGCACCACAGTCGTGCTGCTGTTGTCGATGTTACCTGGCGTCCTCGCACGAAGGCATTGAGCCAACTCGTCGTAGCTCGCCACCTTCTGAACGGTCGGGTCGGTGCCGTGGATAGTTACGCCGCTTGGGCTACCGCCCTCAGCGCCTGCTCCAGCGCCACCGGCAGCTCCTTCCCCCGTTTCTCGGCTCGGCGCAGTATCCCGGCGCATGCCGTCGAACTCAAAAAGTACCGCTGCGGGATCGAACCCCTCTCGAGCACTTGCGACAACGAACACACGGCGGCGTCGTTGGGCCACTCCGAAATATTGGGCGTCTGTGACCCGCCACGCGACTGCTCTTTTGGGGCCAAGCACATAACCAGCGTTCGTCCATTTCCCCCCTGGCGCGACGAGCGGGTCATCTTCGCCGGCAAGTCCAGCAAGGAAGCAGCCGAAGGCGTTATCAGAGGTGGAGAGGACTCCGGGGACGTTTTCCCAGAAGACGATACAGGGCTGCTCTCCGCGAGCAAGTCGAGCTGAGTCCAGTTCATTGGCTATTTCACAGAATACAAGGGAAAGGTTGCCGCGGGCGTCATCCAAAGATCGACGAAGGCCCGCTACAGAAAATGCCTGGCAAGGCGTGCCACCGCAGAACACGTCCGGGGCCTCTACTTCTCCACTGCGGATCAAATCCGGCAGTTTTGTCATGTCGCCCAGGTTGGGAACGCTAGGGTAATGGTGCGCAAGTACAGCGCTTGGAAACGGCTCGATCTCGGAGAACCAGGCTGCTTTCCACCCAAGGGGTTCCCAAGCAACGCTTGCCGCTTCGATGCCGCTGCATACGCTTCCGAATTTGATGTCTTCCATACATCCTTTCTGAAATCACGACGTAATGAAATCGATGCCGGATTTTAACCTGAAAAGGGCAAGTAACAGCGGGAGTTATCGCGTCAAATAACGACAGTCACGCGCTCGGCCGCTCGGGTGATCCCCGTGTAGAGCCAGTTCATTCGGTTATCCCGGAATGACGAGCTCTCGTCGAACAGCATTACATTGTCCCACTGGGAGCCCTGGCTCTTATGCACCGTGACGGCGTAGCCGAAATCGAACTCGTCAAAGTTGCGGCGTGTGTACCAATCCAAGGTATCCTCGGTGCCGTCGAAAAACTGGCGCGGTACGGATACGAAGACGTCGGCGCTGCCAGCCGTGTAAGCGTCTGCCGGCGAGGCGGTGGCTGTGACAATTTGCAGGTCGTCCATCGGCACCAGGCTGACGTCACGAACTGACCAGATCGAGCCGTTGAGCAGGCCCTTATCCTTGTTGTTGCGCAGGCAGATGATGCGGTCGCCTTCGGTCGGCAGGTCGCCATGGAAGCCGTTGAGTTGGCGAAGCCGGGCATTGAAGCTGCGGCGCGTGCGGTTGAGTCCGACCAGAACCTGGTCGGCGGCCAGTACGTTGCCCTGCATTACATCGGCGCGACGGATCACCTGGCTATCGCCGTATATCCCGAGCTGGAGCTTGCGCCCCTCGCGGACCTCCATGCTCATGCGGATGATTGGATTATCGGCAGCCTGGCGGTGAATCTCGGTCAGGATCACATCGGGCTCGTCCATGATGAAAAAGCCCTGTCCCTTGACCGGCGGCAGCTGTGCCGGATCACCGAGCACCAGAACCTTGATGCCAAACGACAGGAGGTCTTTCCCGAGTGCCTCATCGACCATTGAGCACTCGTCGATGATGATCAGCTTGGCCGTGCGGACGTCGCTGTCGCGGTTCAGGATGAATTTCGGTTTGCCGCCGCCGCTGTCGTCCAGCTTGTAGATCATGCTGTGGATCGTACTGGCGTTGTCGCAGCCCTTAGATTTCAGGACGAGCGCTGCCTTGCCGGTGAAGGCGCCGAAAATAACCTTGCCGCCAGCGCTGGCTGCGATTTCCTTGGCGATGGTGGTTTTCCCGGTTCCTGCGTAGCCGAACAGACGAAATACCTGCTTGCCGCGTTTTTCTTTCAGCCAGGCCGATACTGCTTTAAGTGCCTGCTCTTGCTGTGGTGACCATGACATAAATATCCCTTCGGGGCGGCGCGGGGGAAACGCCGCCAAAAAATTAAATTAGAAAACCGTTTTCCTGCATGAACTGCACGGGGTCTTTTGACGATTTGCGTCGGTTGAAGCGAGGACAAAGCAACTGGATATTTTCTGGTCCATTTGATCCCCCTCGCGCTAGAGGGATTACGTGGTCAACATCGAACCTATTAGCCAGATTCACCTTACATACCGCGCAGCGCCCATTTTGGAGAGAGTAGAGCTTGTCGACGTCGGTTTTTGAGAAAACCCCTCCTGACTGCTGTTTCAGAGCTCGCCTCTTGTTTTCCTTGGCGCGCTGATATTCTGGAGTCTTGGACTGCCCATGCTTCGTATTCCTCTCAATCGTTTTCTCTCTCTTCAAACACCCACATGAGACAACGATCCCGGACCTTAGATGCCAGGTATTGACCTTCGAAGTGTTCCCACAATCGCAAGCACAGACCCAGTCTGATCGTCCCCGGCCAGTTCCGCCTGCCCGGCGGATTGCCGTAAGTCTTCCAAACTTTTGGCCTGCTATGTCGATCTCTCGCTTCGACGTAGAGCTTTCGCGCAAAAGACATCCGCACGACCGTGTGTGGCCGCGCAGCATCCTATCGCCTCGGACCCGAACAACAGACCCGCACTCGCATAGGCAAGTCCACAAACTGCGGCTTTCTCCTTCTTCACGACTCACGAATATCGGTGAAAGCCGGCCGATCTTCATGCCTCGAAGGTCAGGGGCTGTTCTCATTTCCTGTACTCGGACGTGCTTGAAACGGTGCGAGTCTTCTCCCACTCCATGATCTTTGTGAGCGGGTAAAACACCTTCCCGCCAATTTTCACAAACGGAAGATTCCCGTTGCCGCTGGACCGCCAGTTCGACAGGGTCCGCGTGCTGATCTTGCCGCCGTAACGCTGGGAGACTTCGGCGGGGGTCAGGTACGTTTCCTGGTTCATTCCAGATTGCTCCATTTTCTTGTTCGCCCGGGTTTCCCCGGGCGGTCCTGATGGCGGTTAGAACATCGGCTCGTCGTCTGCTGCGCCCGGCGGGATTTCATCAACCGGGGGCGGTTCTTCGGCCTGGGGCTCGGCTACAGGCTCAGGAGCAGGGGTCGGTGCCGGGGTCGGCTTGGGTGTGACCGCCGCGCCTTGGCGGCGCTGCTGGGCTGGCTTGTCAGCCTGCGGCTTCGTCTCTGCTGCCTTCGGTGACGATGCCGCTGCGGGAGCCCCAGCAATGGCCGCATTCACGGCGGCCTTCTGCTCGGCCTTCTCTTCCTCGTTGCCGAAATACTCCGACGGCTTGGCGCCTTCCTTGATCGCATTGAAAACGCCGGTCAGATCGACGAGCTCGTCCAGCGTAGTTTCGTCGAGCGTGTGGCCGAGGTTCTTCTCGAGGTGGGCTACGGTGACGCCGAATTTGGCGAAGGCCGTCACCATGCGGCGGACGCGAACGCTGACCGGCTCGTCATTCGTGCCGGCAATGGTCTTCTTGCATTCCTCGATGGCGGCTTCGACCATCCATTTCGGCAGCAGGGCGAGAATGCGGCCACGGACCTGCTTGCTGGCGACGTTGGCGATCTTGTCGTCGATGTCCTTCTGGTCGCGCAGCTTTACCTGGCCATCCTTGGTGTCACGGGTGTGGGTGACCGTGATCTGGCGGATGCTGCGGTTGTTCTTCTCCATGTCCCAGGCGTAGACCTCGACCTCGGACTTGCCGTCGCCGCGCGAGAGCTCGCGGTGCCCGTATTGAAAGTTGGAATAGCAGCGAGCGACTTCCTCCGCGAGGCGGATGCTGGGGCCGGTGACTTTGCCGCCGGCACGGGGAACGGAATAGAAGGCGGCATTGGCAAAGGCCGGCAGCTTGCAAGCCTCAATCAGCTCCTCATAGGCCTCATTGAGGTTACGGGGGAACTTCTTGGCGAGGATGAGCTGACCCTGCGCTTCGGCAATCGCGCGCTCCTGCTCGATGGCGACGGCGCCATGGTTGGCGGTCGTCGAAAGGGCGCGAGACTGGTTGAAGGCCGGCATGTGCTGGGATGGTACGAGTTCTTGACTCATGATTACTCCTGGTTGGTGATGGTGAATTCCGTGTCGCTGACACGGGAAACGAAAAGCTGAAGCCCCGACTCAAGCGCCTGCTTCTGGAATTCCTGCATTGCCGCGGTGTCGAGGCATTCGAGGCCGTCGCAGCAGATCACGCCGAGTTTTCCGGCGCGCAGCTTGGCAAGCTCGACTGCGACCTGGACCTGTTGGGCTTGGTTCAGTCGGTCGAACTGCACCCCGTCGCGGTAAATCTCGCCATCGACTACGGTCAGGCCGGGGATCGGAAGGCTTGCGAGCAGCTCAGACTTGTAGGCTTCCAGTCCTTCGAGCGCGGCTGTCTGTGCGTCCGCCTCTTCCTGGAGCCCGTCCGCCTGCCGACGCATCTCCCCGATGGTCTTGCGGGTAGCTTCGTGGCGTGCGGCAGACTTCTGAGCTTCCTGTATGGCGGCCAGGTTGTCGCGCAGCCCCTGCGAGTCTGCGGCATGCTTTTCGACGGTACGCTGGCGCTGAATGTTGGCTTTGCCCTCGATCTCGCTGAACGAGCGCTTGATCGCCTCAATGTCGTCGGCGGCCTTCGTGCGGATGGCCTCGATCTGGCGCTGCAGCTCGTCGATCTGAGATTGGGCAGCGGAACGAACTGCGTCGATGTCGGCTTGCGTCTTGTCGCGCAGGCCTCCCAGCTTCGTGCTGATCCGCTCCAGTTCGGCATCCTTGGCCGCGTCGAGGGCCTGGAGCCGCTCCAGCAGGTCGTTGGCGCCGCCGGGAATCTCGGTCGCTTCATCTGGCAGGGTGGCAGCCAGCTGGTTGATGGTGGCGTGTTTCTCCTTGACAGCGCGATTCGTGCCGGTGCGGTCGTCGTAGATCGACTTGCGAAGGCTCTCCAAGACGACAAGGGCATGATCGCGGAGAAGGTGCGAGTTTGCGACGGCATCCTTGCCGACGATCTCGGTCAAGCGGTCAGCGTCGAGCGTGATCGGCATCGATTCGAGCAGCACCCTGACGCGGTCCTTCTTGCTGGCGCGCAGGAAATCGACCGGATTCACCGACAAGAGGTCGGCCAGTGCCCCGACCACGCTCGCCGGCTTGGACTGGCGCTTGCCGGTCGCGTCCTTGACGATGGTGTCGCTGCCCGACTCCTTGACGCGCTTCACGATCTCGGTGCCGTCGTCCAGGACGATGACGGCCTCGCCGGACTCGGCGCCGGCACGCAGCAGCGTCGCGTCGTGGCCGCTGCGCAGCGTGGCCTTGATTGCTTCGAGAATGGAAGTCTTCCCGGACCCGTTCGGGCCTGAAATCTCGACGAATTTTCCGGCGTCAAACTCAAGGTTCGAGATGCCGAGGATGTTACTGATACGGATGTGTGAAATGTGGGTAGTCATTTGTATTAGTCCAAAGGATTGAACCAGCGGGGCAGTTTCAGGGGTTCGATTTCCTGGCTGTAACCAGGCCAGTTGCCGGCCTGCTTACACTCTGCGATGAGGCGCAGGTCTTTCATGTAGCGCTCGCGCCCAACGTCCAGCTGCTCGTTTTCCACAAAATATGTGGCTACGGCGTAGGGGCGCTTCTTCTCGACGGCGACGAACACGAAGTAGGGGACGATCTCGCCGTAGAGGCGCAGCGGGATGTCGGTGTACCAGGGTGCCTGCACGTAGTAGCGGTAGTTGACGACCGACTTGGCAAATCCCGCCGGGCTGGCGTCCTCGGTCGTTTTGACATCAACCATGCCGCCGTCGCCGCGCAAGTAGTCGGGGCGGCACTTGATCAGTTCCCCCGTCTCCTCCTCAATGCAGTAGAACGACTGCTCGGAGCGGCCACCCTGCAGCAGGCGGCCAGCCGACGAATGGATATGCACGGCGTCGCGCATGGCGAGGCAGGTCTTGTAGTCCTCGGCGTCAAGGATCGTCTTGCCGGCGTTCGCCTGGTTGAAATCATCCCACCAGTCGATTGCGAGCAGCGTCTCAGCGCTCGGGTTCTTGGCCTTGCGCTGCACGGAGGTCGGGCGCTTCGGGGCGTCGCCGGGCACGACCACATACAGGCTGGGGAACAGGTCGGGCTCCAGGATGGCCGTATGGGTGGCCGTGCCGAGGATCATGGAGTCGGTCGGCTCCTCGGGCTCGCGGTTATCGTTGACGTACTTGTCCCAGTAGTGCAGTGGCGACTTGGCAACGACGTCGAGGTGCGACTTCGAGATACCTGGACCACTATGATAGTCCTCGTTGCTCAAGTCCTCGAACAGCCCAATTCGTTCTTGGTTCATATTTTCTCCTGATTGATAACGGACAAGCACAGATTAACCAAAACGGGATAAGTGCGCAAGTAGTTATCATGGCTTTACTTCAAAACTCCCGCAAATGCACGGAAACGCACTCTGATTACATTGCTTGCCTAACCCGTTTTGGTACAATCGGGCATCGATACTCAAAACTGAAACATGGAAAACAAGAACATCATTGCCGTCTTCAACGAGGCGGTTACCCAGCTCGAGGCCGACGCCAAGTCTGTCGGGTCCAACATCACGGCCATTTGCCGCGAGGCCGGCGTTAGCCGGACGACCCCGGATCGCTGGAAAGAGAAGCCGCCGGCAACCATCGAAACCCTGGCGAAGCTCCAGGACGCAGTCGCTGCCAAGAAGGCCGCGCAGTAATACCTGGGCTCGACCACGACGTTCACGAGCGCGTCCGCATCGGCGGTGCGGAGCATCGTGCCGGCTGCTGGAACAAGCCGCGCCCGAAGTCAGAGGCTGACGGTGGCGGCTACTGGGCGCCTGATCGGACCTATGCGCCGGACGGCTCGTTCACCCAGACGGTGACGTTTATCCCGTACCGCATGTCGCAGGAGTGCCGCTACGACCAGAAGATCGCGCCTGAGCACTGCATGGGCTGCGATCACCTTGGCACCGGCCAGGCCTACGACGCCGATATTCGCGCGAGGGGCACATGAGCCAGTCGCGCATGGGCTCGCTGGCCGAGTCGCTGGTGAATGTACTGGTCGGATATGGCGTGGCCGTCGTCAGCCAGATTGCAATATTCCCGCTGTTCGGGGTGCATATTCCCCTCTCTGACAACCTTCTGATCGGGCTGTTTTTCACTGTGATTTCTATAGTTCGTTCGTACTGCCTCAGACGTGTGTTCAATGGCATCACCAGAAGGAGGAACGATGCGGAGAGAATACGACCGTCCTGATCCCGTCGGGATCATGCTGATCCTTTCAGGTCTATCAATCTACTGGGGAATCTTCGGATATTTAGTAGGGAGGTTCTTCAACTGAGCAACACGCCGGGTCTAGGGTAGCTCCCGAAAGCCCTCTCCCCCTGGAGGGCTGACCCGGCGTCCTAACGCAGGGGTGTATTTTTTGGGGAATACTATGCTTCCGAAAAGTCGGAAATGGCATGCCAAGACAATTTCTGTCGGCGATAGATTTGGGAAATTAACCGCTGTCCGATTTAGCCATGCGAATAACGGAAACTATTGGGAGTGCTCGTGCGAATGCGGAAGCGTTGTCGTGCGTCGCGCCGGAGACTTGCTTAGGCAGGCTAGAGATGGGGCAGAGCAAAGCTGTGTGTGCGCCAAGAGGCGAACTTTTGACGACGTAAATTACCGATGTGGTCGCTGCGGGATGGTTAAGCACCGATCAGAGTTCACGCCGGATAAAAGAAATAGTTCTGGCCTGCACGGTCACTGTAAATCGTGCCAGAAGAATTGGCGTAGCGAGAATGCGGACCTCTTGAAAGCGTTAGCTTTGAGGCACCATCTCGCAAACCCAGATTACAACTACCAGCGAGCCAAGTCATACCGCGCAAGAAATCGGGCGAAATATGCGATGAGAGAATCGATCCGTCGCGCGAAAATCCGGCTCGCAACCCCGGCCTGGGCAGACCACCGGGCAATAGCAGACATATATTTGGAAGCCGAATACTTCCAAATGCAAGTCGACCACATCGTTCCTCTCGTAAGCGATCTTGTCTGTGGTCTTCACGTCGAGCACAACCTTCAACTGCTCTCAAAGTCTGAAAACTCAAAGAAAAGCAATAGGCGCTGGCCTGATATGCCCGGGCGGAGTGGCAAATGACCATTCAGCTCCGTTTCTACCAAGAGGACGCCGTCAACTGGGTCCGACAGAAGTACGCCGAGGCGTTCCGGGCCGTCCTGCTCGTGTTGAGTACAGGGGCCGGAAAGACCGTGATTTTCAGCTACATAGCCATGATGGCAGCGCAGCGCGGCAACCGCGTTCTGATCCTTGCGCACCGTGACACGCTGATCAAACAGGCAAGCCGGAAGCTTGCCGACTACGGTGTCGACCACGGCATCATCATGGCGGGTGTGACGCCAAATCATCGCGCCAAGGTCCAGGTCGGATCGGTTCAGACGATGGTCCGCCGGATCGACAAGATGGCTGACTTGGCGGAGAAGGCGGCCAACCTGGCGCGCAAAACTGCTTTGAACCAAGGGGCGTCCGCAGCCGAGGCGGAGTCTGCAGCGAAAGCTGCTGCAGCGAAGCACTCATTCGACATGATCGTGATTGATGAGGCGCATCTATCGGCCGCGAAGTCATACCGCGATGTTGTCGCCGCGTTCCCAAAGGCGCGCGTCCTCGGGGTGACCGGTAGCCCGTGCCGTCTGGACAATAAGGGCCTTGGCGTCAATGCCGGCGGCCTTTACGACGAGATGATCGTCGGGATTTCGATCAAGGAACTGATTGATCACAAGTTCCTCGTCAGGCCTGCTGTCTACGCACCGGCCAACAAGCTAGACTTGTCAGGCGTCCGCCAGACCGGGGGCGACTACAACGCGCACGACCTCGAGCTGGTCGTTGATCGCCCCTCTTTGGTCGGCGATGCCGCTGATCAATACATGAAAATCTGCCCTGGCGTGCCGGCTATCGCTTGGTGCGTCACCGTCGCCCATGCGCAGCACGTCGCTGATCACTTCAACGCCCGCGGCATCAAAGCTGTCATGCTGTCCGGTGAAGCAACGCCAGATGAGCGAGACAAGACGCTGTCTGCGCTCTCCCGTGGCGAAATCAAGGTCGTCACCTTCTGTAATCTGCTCGTTGAGGGCGTGGATTGCCCGGCGATTGAGGCAGTTATCCTGCTCCGCCCGACTCAATCGCTGGCGTCCTATCTACAGGTGATCGGACGCGGGCTTCGCCCGCACGGTAACAAGGATCGTTGCTATGTGCTTGATCATGCCGGATGCACGTTCACGCATGGGTTCGCTGATGAGATTCGCGACTGGTCGCTGGATGGTATGAAGAAGAAGGGTAAGAAGAAAAAGGACGACGATCCCGAGGTTAAGGCCGCTCAGTGCGGGAAGTGCTATCGTTGCTTTACGCCAGCCGAAGCGATTGAGGCTGGCCGGGAGCGAGGCAGTGGCCCTTGCTGCCCGTACTGCGGCCATCGCTCAGAGGTGAAAGAGCGCAAGATCGAGCAGGTTGATGGCGAGTTGCAAGAGATTACCGCCGAAGTCCGCGAGGCGATGCGCCGCGAGGCCCGCCGCCAGCAAGGGGCCGCCCAGACCGTCGAGCAGCTCGTCGCCATCGGCAAGTCACGCTGGGAGGCCGAGCGCATCGTCAAAGCGCGCGCCGAGAAGCAGGAAGTCATATCCGGCTTAATTGCTGATTTGACAACGTGGCAGCAAGAAACGGGGCAGATGCCATTCACCATTTTTGGTGTATCATACAAAGACATTCGGTTCATGAAGCCCAAGGATTTGAAGGCGCTGCGGGACCGTTTCGAGCAGCACAAAGCCGAATACCTGGCGGCGCAGAATACTGGGGAATTTCAACTGGAGGTTTCATGAAAAAAATTACGCTTGTTTCGGCCCGTGGGCAAACTTACCTTGAAATTGACGGGGAAGTCGTCAGTCCTGAGCGCGCCCGTCTGTGAATCAATGCCTGCGAAGGTATCCCGGACTACCAGCTTACCGGCGAGAATGGCGAGTCGAACCGCCTTGGCGAAACCATCGACCATCTGCGCTCGCAAATCAGCCTTGTCGGCGAGTCCCACCCCCTGAAAACCATCTTCGACCAGTGCATCGAGCAGGCCGTGTCCGGCAAGGGCGAAGAGCGCCACGGCCACGGCACCCCGTTCATGGAGCAGCCGTGGCACCAGATTGCGGATCGCCAGGGCCTTGGCTTTCTGGTCGGTCAGGCCGAGAAGAAGATTGGCGAGGCCACGGCCATGATCCAGCATAACCCCGGCCGCGATGGCGTCGAGTTCTGGCAGAAGGAAATCCGCGGCGCGATGAACTACCTCGCCATGGCAATGCTCTACGTCGAGGAGCAAGTTGCAGAGCTGCAGGCTGATCAGGCCGGCTGCGGCAACTGCCAGGCCTGCGCCGCTGCTGCGGAAAAAGCAGCCCCGATGAAATATGACCCGGTGACTGGCATCTCCCCGTACCCCGGCCCGTTTCTTCCGGAAGCCTATCGGTCGTACCACGTCCCGGTGGCATGGTTGTTCAACCCCTGGACTGGCGAGAAGCGCGACCCGCTAGACGTCGGAACGGACCCGGCCGGTCATCTCATTGCACCGTTTTAATCACCGCCCTTTGGAGCAAAACCATGAAAAAATCTGAACTGATCAAGCACCTGGCCGAGCAAACCGGCCAGACACAGAAGGCCATTGGCGAACTGTTCTCCGCCCTGGACCTGACCCTGCAGAATAATGCCGCAGCCGGCGAGGATACCGTCCTGGGCCTGCTGACCGTGGCCGTGGTCGAAAAGGCCGCCCGCGTCGGCCGCAACCCGAAGACCGGCGAAACCGCTGAAATCCCTGCGCGCACCGCGATCAAGGTCAAGGTCGGCAAGACACTGAAGGACGCCGGAAAGCGGGTGGTAAAGTGAATACCCGCCTCTACAAAGTGACCGTCGCCGCCCGCGTGATCTCCTGCTTTGCGCACCTGTCCGGCCGCGACAAGTCCGCCGTCATTCCCGAGAGTACGTTCGACCAGCTCGACATGGACAGCCTGGACGTGATCGAGCTGATCATGGCGCTGGAAGAAGAGTTCGAGATCGAGATCGACGAAAATCTGACAGGGGATTTCACCACGGTCGGCGAGTTTATCGCGCTCGTTGAAAAAGAAACCGCCGGCACCGTCCAGGGTTCGCCGATTTGATTTAGCGGGGGGCTGTCCCCCCGTTTTTTGGAGCCAACATGGCAAACAATATTTCAGTTGTCGGGCGTCTGGCTGCCGACTCCGAGGTTAAGCACACAGCATCCGGCACAACCGTCTTGGAATTCCGTATCGCCGACGACGTCGGTTTCGGAGATAAGAAGGTTACAAACTGGTGGCGCTGCGCTGTCTGGGGAAAGCAGGCCGAGGGTAAGCTGGCCGACTTTCTCAAGAAGGGCCAGCAGGTCGTCGTCTTTGGCGAGGTGACCATGCGAGAATGGGAAGACAGAGACGGCAACAAGCGCCTGTCTCCTGAGATTCGCGTTAATGCCGTGAATCTGGCCGGGGCCAAGCAGGACGGCGGCGGCTCTGGTCAATCGCAGCACCAGCAGGACAAGTCGAACGGTTACCAGCCGCAAGGTGAGCAGCAGCAGCGACGGCAGGCGCCGCAGAATCAGAGCTTTGATGACGGGGATATTCCTTTCTGATGTAAGGGTTTGCGCAAAATACAACACCGCCCTCTGGGGCGGTTTTTATTTGCACGATTCATCCGAAATACTTGCACCGTTACCCGAATTTGGTTAATCTACTCATGCCGGATGTAGGTATCCGGAGAAGTGCGCCAAGGCCGAGGACGGTCTGCTGCCTGGGTTCATCGTCACCGACGAGTACAAAGGCGACCGGATCAACGCTGACGACCTGACGCCGTTCAACGGCTGATCAACCCAAGCCCGGTGACAGCGGGTCTGGACGAATGATTTTGAACTTAGGACTCACATGAACAAAACCCGCTTTGACGCAATATATTCTGGCCTCACCTCAGTCGCTCAGAAGGTCTACTGCGCTGTTCCGATCACCGAGGAATGGCCCATCTCCCAGATTCACTCTGAGCTCGTGCGACTCGGCGCTAACACCGACAGGAAGATTCTGCAGGGTTGCCTAAAATCGCTGATGGACGCCGGGCTGATCACCGAGTCCGCAGGGAAATGCTACCGCCGTGTCGAGGTGAGAAACAGGGCGGCCAGCTCTACGTCGCCAGCGCCCGAGCCTGAGATTGAAGCCCCGCCAACGCTGGCCCCTGCTGCGCCGACCACCCCGTTTGGCAAGTTGGCAGCACTAGCCGCCAAGGCTCGTGAATTGGCGAAAAGCCTGCACGAGCTGGCGGAAGAAATCGAGAACGCAGCGCTTGATGTTGAGGCCCAGGCCGAAGCGAATAGCGCCGAATTGCAAAAGGTAAAGCAGCTGAAGGCGATACTGCACAGCCTGAGCTAATCCACTGATTTACCCGAATTACCAACAACAGCCAGAAAGGCAAACCATGAACGCAAAGAAAGCAAAAGCCATCCGCCGCTACGTCCGCTCGACCGGGGCGACCAAGGCCGAGCTCACCCGTCCCCGCTCCGGAGTGATCAGCCACACCGACCCGATCACCCGCCAGGAGTTTCGCTACGACCTGCCGCTGACCGCCAGCTACCCGCAGGATTCTTTCCAGCGGGCCTATTCCCTGGCAAAGCGCCTACTCGGCAACGTCCGCACGGACATCATCAATGCTCGCGCCGAGCTGAATTTCGCCGCCGCCGCCTAATCACCCCGGCCTGGTTCGCCAGGCCACCCCGGAGACTGCCATGCAAGACCATGCAAAGCCGATCCGTCAGCGACTGATCGCAGATACACCCGAAGACACCCCGCTGGACATCAAGCGCCGCGCCGCCGTCGCTTACCTGGGTGAAAACCATGTACTGCATCCGGAGTACAAGTTCCGCCCTCGCCACTCGTTCTCCGTCGCTGGCTGGGCTCCCCATTCCGTGCTGCGCCCGATTCAACTGGCCGCCCAACAGGCTGGCCGTATCTGATCTGCCTTGGAACGAACCATGAACAAACTCAAAATCCAAAAACTGCACCCGGAAGCCATCATCCCGAAGTACGCCACTGCCGGGGCTGCATGCTTCGATCTGCATGCGGTGCTCGTCGATCAGAAGGAAGGCCCGTATCAGGACATCGTCGCGCCTGGCTGCACACTGGTCGTCAATACCGGCCTTGCATTTGAAGTGCCCGATGGCTGGGTGATGTTGATCTTCAGCCGCTCAGGCCACGGCTTCAAGAACGATGTCAGCCTCTCAAACTGCGTTGGCGTGATCGATTCTGACTACCGCGGCGAGGTGAAGGTCAAGCTGCGCAACGATAGCCCGTTAGCCGACCAGGTTGCGGCCTGCTTGCCTGTGGCCCATGGCGACCGCATCGCTCAGGCCATGCTCGTCAAGGTCGAGCAGTGGGAGATGGTCGAGGTTGACGAGCTCTCCAGCACCGAGCGCGGCGCGGGCGGGCTGGGCTCGACTGGTACGAAGTAATTTTTAAAAGGATACGATCATGTTTTTCAAGAACCTCCAGATTTTCCGTCTCTCCGGTGTCGGCCTGTTTCTCGCTACGTTCGGCGAGCAAATTGCCAAGGGTCAATTCCGGCCGTGCTCAGATCACGAGTCCTATACCCGTGGCTGGGTGTCGCCGCGTGGCGATGGTTACCTCGTCTATGCCTCCGGTCGCCAGTGGATGATCTCCTTGGCCGTGCAGGAGCGCCTGCTGCCGTCCTCCGTGGTAAATGAGGAGGTCAGCAAGCGCGCCGACGCCTTGACCAAGGAGCAGGGCTACGCGCCGGGTCGCAAAGCGATGAAGGAGCTCAAGGAGCGTGTCATCGATGAGCTGATGCCGCGCGCTTTCACTCGCACCCGCCGGACGAACGTTTGGATTGACCCTGTCAATGGCTGGTTCGTGGTCGATGCCGCCAGTATGGCCAAGGCCGAGGAGGTGATCGAGCACCTGCGACTCTGCCTCGACAACTTCCCGCTCAAACTGCTCCGCACAACGATTTCTCCGCAGGCGGCAATGGCGGATTGGCTTGCGGGCGGCGAGGCCCCGACCGGCTTCACTATCGACCGAGACTGCGAGGTCAAGGCAGTAGGCGAGGAGAAGGCTACGGTCCGCTACGTTCATCATCCGCTGGCGGACGAGGCTGCCGACGAGATCAAGGCGCACCTGGCCGCCGGCAAGCTGCCGACCAAGCTGGCGCTGACCTGGGACGAACGTATTTCATTCGTGCTGACCGAGAAGCTCGAGATCAAGCGCCTGGCCTTCCTGGACATCGTCAAGGATCAGGCCGAGAGCGCGGCGGAAACCGCTGACGATATGTTCGACTCCGACTTTGCCATCATGACCGGTGAGCTGTCGCGCTTCCTGGTGGCGCTGGTTGATGCGCTTGGCGGTGAGATCGTCGAGGAGTCAGCAGCATGAGCGCCGAAACCAATTGCCTTGCCCATGGTGAAGACGGCAAGCCGAACGGCTGCGACATGGCCGACCAGTGCCAGCGCCACCTGGCGCTCCGTGCCGTAGGGCCGTTCCCCGGCGGTAACGTCGAGGAGCGCGCCTGCACCAAGTCAGGCTATCCGGCATTCGTTCGCGATGTCAGCGCCAAGCAGAATTAACGGCGTCGACCGGGCGGTCCTCGAGGCCGCCTGCAAGTCAAAGAACCGATACTCGGATCACCTGACTGCCATCGCTATCGGCATATCCCAGTCCGAGCGTTATGGCGTGAAGCTCTACACGTACAAGTGCCCGCATTGCCGCGGCTGGCACCTGACGAAAAATGGACGCGGCTTCAACGGAAACCCGTCGCTTCTGTGCTCGCCGAAAATCTTCGGCGCGGGCAGCGACAACTGAAAGGACGATCATGGAAACCACTACTGCCGGCGAATCGCTGGTTGTCGAATTAAACGCAAAGGCCCTTGCGCCTGTTTCTATCTTCAAAGCGGATGCTGACGTCCGCTATTACCTCAACGGTATTTGTGTCCAGCCTGGCCTCGATGGCGTCGGCTGCTTCGTCATCGGCTGCGACGGTCGCCGCCTGGCGCTCTGGTACGACAAGTACGGCAAGTGCTCTCGCCAGGTTGTGCTGCGCGTCTCCCGTGAGCTGGTGTCGGCCAGTCGGAAGAAGGGCGCAAAGGACGGGCGCATTGTGCTGGATGCTGGCCGGCTGGTCTGTGTCGGAGAGAACGGCGAGGAGCATTTCGTCCAGGCCGGCAAGGCAGAGGTTGAGCTGTCTACGTACGGAGAAGGAAAGTTCAAGCGCACCCATGAATACCCCGACGTTTTCCGCGTCATCCCGAAAGATGCCGAGCTGCAGCCTGGTGCTCATGGCGCGATCAACGGGCGCTATCTGGAGGACATTGGCAAGGCTTCCAGGCTTCTGCAGCGCAACCGGTTCGGCATCGGGGTCTGGCATTTCACCAAGGACAAAGGCGGTCCGGTGGTCACTCGCTTCGAGGGCGAGGATAATTTCCTCGTCGTCACCATGCCTATGCGCTCAGATGGCCTGGACCGCTGGTCGAAGCTGCCGGCGGCGATCAACTGCAAGCACCTGAACGACAAGCCTTCCAACGTGCCGGCGACGGCCGGCTATCCGATGGGTTCGATGGGGGAGGCGGTATGAAGATCACCGAAGAACGCATCCGCCGTATCACCATCAGCGAAGTGCAGTGCCTCGATCCGATCCGCGTCATGCTTGAGGACGTCGGAGAGAACCAGGGTCGGATCAATATCGAGTGCTACGGACAGTCCTGGGCGTGCTTCTGGGGCAGCATGGGTGGCACAATTTCGGAGTTCTTCACGAGCTGCGACGAGCACTACCTTGCCGGCAAGTTGAGCAGCATCCCGAGCGAGATTTATACGCCGGACGGCCTCAAAGAGATGTTGAAACGAGAGCTGCTGAATGAGCGCCGCCGTCGCCTAGTCAGCGGCGGGTATGCGCGCCAGCGATACGACACCATTGAAGAACTCGACCTTCCGGAAACCGAAGAACAGTTATGGAGCATCGCCCGTGAGATGGAGAGCATCATCGGCGAGGAATGGTGGTACAGAATCCCGAAAAAGCCAAACCCAGACTACGAGTACCTGACTCGGATTATCAAGACCGTGCAGGCCGCACTGCGAGAGGTGAATTCATGAAAACGACCAAGCAGCAGCGCCTTGAGCACGCCAACGATCTTATCAAAGTGATCGCCTCGCATGGTCGCCGGTTCTTTTTCTATGGCGGAAGCAATGTCTATGACCCGCATACAAAAGCATCGGTCTTTGTACCCGCAAATCGTTACGCGCGTTTTGAGCTACGCAGCGGACGTCTTTGGTTTATTGATGATTACAGCCAGCGCGCCATCTACATGCACAAGACAGGATTCCGCAACAAGTGGCGCGGATTCAGTCACGGCGGTACGCTGCGCGCTCTGGTTGAAGATATGCGTGACTACATCCTCGCATCGACGCCAGTTCCGCGATGGAAGATCGTAATCCAGCAACTTGGCGCAGAAGGCCTCGATAGAAACATCTGGGGATATGACGTCGAGTCGGCCAAGGCCGTCCGTGCTGCGGCTTATGCGCTGCCGATCATGGAGGTGGACCATGCCCGCTAACAAGAAGCCCCGCAAGGACTACCGCCCCCGCGCATCGATCTATCCAGACCTGCACGACGTCGGAACGATTTTCCGCCCGATTCACACCATGTTCGACCAGCTCCGTGCCGGCGAAGTCGATGCCGTCCGGGGGCGGCCGGTGTTCACGGACTGGATGGGCGAAATCTGCGAAGTCGTGCCGGCACTCGAGGGCTGGATTTCGTGCTGGCAGCGCATCATCGACGGCGAGCGCTTGGCGATCAAGCTGGACGGTCTGCGCAAGATCGCGAAGCGGCTCGACCTGGGCGTCATAATGACTGAGGAGGACGTGGAGGCTGGCTGGCGCGAGGTGCTGGCGTGCCAGCGCGCGACGACGCGAATTCCGCGCAAGACGCTGGGTTCGTACATGCGCACCGAGCAGATCGCTATCGAGGTCGAGCAACGGGGGTTGACCTATGCTGCCTAGATCACTGCACCCGACCATGGGGAAGCTGCGCAAGCTGTTCGAGGCTGGCAATCGCCTGTCAGCCTTTGACGCTGAAGCCCGGCTTTTCGTCGATGCCCGCAACGCGCGCGAGTATCTGAAAATCCTCCACGCCGAGAAGTTCATCTACATCCATTCCTGGGTGCGTCCCGGCAATCACGGGAAATGGACGCCGATCTATGCGCTAAAGCGCGACGAGGACGACAGGGACGTGAAGTCGCCTGCCGCGCTCAAGGAGGCGGAAATCAGTAGGCGCTTTCGCCCCAAACCTGAGAAATGGGAGCACGAGATCAAGCAGGCGAGGATTCGCCGTGCCGGGCGCAAGTACGTGGAGCAGGTGGTTCAGCTCGACCCGCTGATGGCGGCTCTCAATCGTGACGCCACCATTGCTGGATCATGAGCGAAACCAAAGTTGTTGTTCCGAGCGTCCTCCTGGAGCTCTCGCGCCAGGGGGCGACCGGCTTCCGCGTCAATACCGGTACCGGATGGATCGGCACCGGTAAGCCGGTCCGTATCACGAAGCCGATGACGGTCACGCTCCGCCCTGGTGACGTGGTCCTGCGTGGCCCGGTCCGCCCCCTGAATGCCGGCCTGGTCAAGGGCGGTAGCGACATCATCGGCTGGGACCAGGTTGTCATCACCCCGGACATGGTCGGCAAGACCATCGCGCAATTCCTGGCTATTGAGTGCAAGGACGGCAAGGGCCGGCTGTCCGACGAGCAGCGAATCTTTATCAACAATGTCCGTGCAGCGGGTGGCAAGGCCGGCGTCGCATACTGCGCCGATGATGCACGGGACATCCTGAAAGGTCACAATATTTCCCCGTAGTATTATCCTGTTTTGGTTATAATCACCGAAAACTAAGCGGCGCAGACCGCATATATGACTTTCACCGCCTGGGTAAATATATGAAGAACAACGAGCTAACGCTCGATGCTGTGAGGGAAGCGCTTTCTTTTATTCCTGCCGATGACCGCGACATCTGGGTCAAAATGGCGATGGCCCTCAAGGATGAGTACGGAGACGAGGCCAAGGACGCCTGGCTCGACTGGTCGTCCACTGCGCTGAACTACAACGCTTCGTCGGCTGATCACGTCTGGAAATCCGTGTCATCCGGCAAGGTCACCATTGCCAGTCTGATCTACGAAGCCAAGCAGTTCGGCTGGAAGCCGCGCGCAAGTCATCAGCGCCGAGTCACGCCCGAGGAGTACGCCCGCAAGCAGGCTGAACGCGAGCGCCGACGTGCTGAGGAGGTTGCCGAGGAGCGCGCAAAGGCCGAGCGTGCAGCCAAGCGTGCCGCCGATATGTGGGAGAAGGCAGAGCCCGCCGCTGACCATCCGTACCTGGCTCGCAAGGGCATCCAGCCCCATGGCACTCGCCTGCTGCCGATCTGGGAACGCCGGCACACCGACACTGAGACAGGCGAGGTCACTACCGTGTCGGTGCTCAATGTGCTGCTGGTGCCGATCTATTCAGGCCCCAAGGCCATTGCCAGCCTGCAAGCGATTTTCGCCGCGACCGACCCAACCCTTGATCGCGACAAGGACTATCTGCCTGGTGGGCACAAGCAAGGCTGCTACTACACCATCGGCGCCATCACCCGCTCGACGCTGCGCGTGATCTTCTGCGAAGGCTTCGCGACTGGTGCCAGCATCCACGAGGCGACCGGCTGCCCGGTGGTTGTCTGCTTCGACGCCGGAAATCTTCAGCCGGTGGCCGAGGCAGTCCGCGCAAAGCTGCCCGACGTCGAGATCATCATTGCCGGGGATAACGACCTCTGGACCAAGAACAACCCGGGCGCTCGCAAGGCAAATGCCGCCGCGTGGGCGGTACAGGGTCGCGTTGCTCTGCCAATTTTCGAGGATTACACTAGCGAGCCGACGGACTTTAATGACCTGCGCGACGCCGATGCTATCCGCGCACAGGTCGATCAGGCCGTCAGCCCGCAAGACCCTGAGCACTACACCCCCGAATGCCGCTGGGTTCCCCCTGACCAGCCGGCATCGCCCCAGCCGGAGGTGGGCAACAACGAGGTTGATGCTGCCTCGCAAAACGCCGGCAGCGGGAGCCCTGGACAATCCTTTCCTGGGGCCGAACCCGCCGTGCAGGACTCCCCGCCGGGCCAGGCTGCGCCAACAGCCCCCGGCGGGGCGCACGATGACGACGACGACCACGACGCGTCCGGCTACTTCACTATCAAGGGCTACGACCACGACCGCTATTTTGTGTTCCAGCACGAGCGCAAGCAGCTGGCTGTCTATACCGCTGGCAGTTTCACGGATTCTGGCTTCATCGCGCTGGCACCGCTGCAATTCTGGGAGATCGAATTCCCGGCAGACTCAGGGTTCAACAAGCGCGCGGCCCTCAACTGGTTCATCCGACTCGCGCACCGCCGCGGCATCTTCGACCCCAGTCATACCCGAGGTCGTGGTGCCTGGGTGGATCGGGGGCGGATTGTTCTTCACCTGGGCAACGAACTGGTTGTTGACGGCGAGGTTACGCCGATAACGAAATTCGAGAGCCGCTACGTCTATGAGCTTGACCGCTCACTGCCGCCGCTGTCTGCGAGTGCGCTCGGGTCCGATGAGGGCGAGGAGCTGCTCGAGCTCGCGGGCCTGTTCCGCTGGACCAAACCGGCCAGTGCGCCCATGCTCGCCGGCTGGTGCGCGCTGGCTCCGCTCTGCGGTGCGCTCCGTTGGCGTCCGCATATTTGGCTCACGGGTGGAGCTGGTTGCGGCAAATCTAGTATTCTGAACGGATTCGTCCACGTCCTGATGAACGGCATGGACATTTTCGCCCAAGGCAACTCGACCGAGGCCGGCATCCGGCAGACCCTGCGGCAGGACGCGCTGCCTGTGCTGTTCGACGAGTCCGAGACGAACAACGACCGCGAGAAAATGCGCGTCGATGGCGTCCTGGCGATGATCCGGCAGGCCTCAACCGAGTCGGCGGCGCGTACCCTCAAGGGCAGCGCAAGCGGCGACGCCATGGCCTTCCACATCCGGTCCATGTTCTGCCTGGCGTCGATCATGGTCGGCATGGAGAAGCAGGCCGACTACGAGCGCCTCGCCGTGCTGGCCCTGCGCCCGAAGCACGACAACCCGACCGCAGCGGCCGAGTCCTGGGAGCGCATCAAGAACCGGCTGTATGACCTCGGGCGCGACGAGGATTTACCGGCCCGGCTATTCCGCCGCTCGCTCAACCTGCTGCCGATCACGCTCAAGAACATCGAGGTGTTCGCTTCAGCTGGGGCCAAGAAGTTCGGCAGCCAGCGCGACGGCGACCAGTACGGGACGCTCATGGCCGGGGCCTGGAGCCTGATCTCCGACCGCGTCGCAAGCGAAGACGAAGCCATGGAGATGCTCAACCGCTACGAGTGGAACGAGCACATGGAGTATGCGGATGCTGACGAGTCCATGCGGGCGCTGCACGCCGTCATGGAGGCCCGGATTCGCCTGCAAGGCGGGCAGGAGTTGGCCGTGCATGAGATCGTCGAGCTTGCCAAAAATCGCATCGTCGAGGGCGTCGAGATCAGCGCATCGCTGGCCGATACGATCCTGCAGCGCTACGGCATGCGGGTCAGAGATGATTACCTGCTGTTCTCAAACTCCAGCACTGCGCTCCGCGGCCTTGTGCATGGCAGCTCGTTCGAGTCCGATCTGCGCGGCCACCTGCTGCGCGTTCCAGGAGCCTCCAGGTTCGACAATCGGCCGGTCAAAATCGGCCCGGCGGTGTCCAAGTGCGTGGCGATTCCGCTGAACCTGATCATTCACGATGACCCGATTATGGGTGACGACGACCGCCCATTCTGATCAACACCGATTACCAGGCAGTACCCTTTGCCGCCCTTCGGGGCGGTTTTTTTGTGCCCGCCGTTCGGGGGCGGTGGCTGGCGGTAAATTTGGCCGCTCGGCGCTAATCACCTGAAATGGGCAATGGTTATTTACCAAGTCGGTTTTGGTAACCGATTTTTAACCAGCAGTTTTCAATGAAATCAATGGCTTAACCGTTTACCGGATTTTCCGGGGGATAGAGACTATGTGTGTGTGCGCGTGTGTGTGCGTGCGCGCACGCATGTGTGTACGTATAGGATTATATTATTTTGGTAAATTTGGTTAATTGGTTAAGTATATGAATTGAAAGGGGGATTTCTTAACCAAGCCTTAACCAGCGGTTACCTGTCGGTTAAAGCACCGAATTCGGATAATTCACCCGATTTCACGCATTGCCCACTTACCCCAAATACCGCCGTGATAAAATCCGCCCCACCGCATACAAGGGGCAGGCATGCAATCACCAACCGTCGAGTATTCAACCAGGGCTGACTGCCCCGGCACGTTCTTTCGCTGCGAACCCAATCGAGCGACTCTGACGGTTTCATCCTGCGCTCGAATGTGGGAACAGGCCAACGCAAAAGGCCGCCGGCAAGACCCATGCGACCGCCTACACCACTGTTTCGGATGCGAGCTGGGAGCAACCCATGCGGGCGTCGAAATCGTGCGATCCAACCACCTCTACGGCGCCCGCATCTGCTCCCGTTGCCATCGCCCATCAAACCGGCTGATCCACGGCGAGCACTGCACCTCGTGTTATAACCGTCAAAGAGAGGTCGAGATCGGCCGCAACGGCAAAGGCACCCGACCGGTAAAACACGCCCACCTACACGCCTGCCGGCTGCTCGTCGCAATCAACGGCCAACCCCAGGCCAAACGGTTTGAGCGCATCGCCGACACAGCCGAGGCGATTGTGTCCGTGCTCAGGCACGCGCAAGGCGTCGTGGTCTTCGGGTTCAAGGGCATCATCCAGTCCAGCCCGCGCCCGGTCCAGCTGGAGCTGTTCTGATGGCGCTCTGGAAACTGACCGACCACGCATGCCGGCATTGCCTGGCCCGCCTGCTGGTGTCCGAGGACGGTAAGCGCGTCATGTGCCCAAACTGCGAGGCCGCAGCCGATGACGGCGTGAAATCGCTGTGCGCGTGCGGCATGAAACTGAAGTCAGGCAAGTCAGCCGGTCTGCGCTGCATACGCAACCCCAACCCGACCGACGAGATGCCGTCCAGGATCGTCGCCAGCGCGATATGAGCGACGATCTCAACCTAGCCGAGTACGAGGTGCCGGCTGACACGGAAAACGGCCCCAAGGCGATTTGCGAGCTCCTGGTGGTGACGTGCAACGAGTTCGCCCACCTGCGCGAAGGCGAGCCCCGCATCCTGATCCTGTTCCGTACCATCCCCAAGGTGAAGGGGGGGAGGGCAGTCCTCGGCGAGTGCTGTATGCCGACCGTTCAGGGCAGCCTGCGCAGCATGTTCGAGTGGCTCATGGTCGAGCGCTTCGGGTTCTATCCGGACTTCATGATCCTGCTCGACCGCGACTGGTGGAACGAGGCCGACGAGCGAAGCCGGGAAGCGCTCATGTTCCACGAGCTCATGCACGCCGACCAGGCCGTCGATCAGTACGGGGCGCCGAGGTTCAACAAGGAAACCGGCGAGCCTTGCTGGCGCATCCGTGGCCACGACATCGAGGAGTTCAACGCCGTGGTGGAAAGGTACGGGGCGTGGCTTCCGGATATTCGGGCGTTTATCGAGGCATCGAAGGGCTAGTCTCAAGTCTCATGAGACACATTGAGAATGGCCCCGGACCAATAAACACAAGGGTTTGCGGCTTCGGCTGTTCAATTTTGGATAACAGATACTTGGAGCGTCTCACTCGCAATGAGACGATGAAACGATGGCAGGGAACAAAGACACATCCGCGCTGAAGGAGGCCGTAATCGCCGAGCTGCGCGACGCGATCAAAAACTACGGGACAGAAGCCGCCCCCAAGCTGGTCCGCGAGCGCTACCCGGACATCGCCAAGCCGACCTGGTATCGCTGGCTGAAGGAGGTACAGGCGACGCCGATGGATGTCGCGGTTCAAACGGCGGTGAAGGCTGCCGCCAAGCATCTGCCGGTTGCGCCGCCGCCGTCGTACATCAACGAGCGCCCGGTCGAGGCCCGCCAGGGTATCAACTTCATGGAGCGGCTCGAGCACCTTTACGCCGATGCCGAGATGCTGCGCGCCTGGTCGACGTCGAAGGTGACCGACGCCAGCGGCAAGGAGTCAGAGCGCATCAAAGTGCCGGCGTTCTTCTCGCAGTCGATCAAGCTGCGCTCCGACCTGTTGGAAACCGCCGTCCGTACCGTGCAGCAGTTCTACGACCTGCGCCGCATGCAGCAGTTCTACGACTCCGTGCTGGAGGAAATCGCAGCTGAGTCGCCAGAAGTCGCACAGCGTATCACTGAGCGGCTGGCCCGCCTGGATTCGGAAATGGGAATGACGGTCAATGCGCGCGTGTGACCGCAAGTAGTTGACACGCCTTAATCAATTTAGGTTAAGATTATCCCGCCCGTTCAACTTCTGGGCGGGATTTTTTTAGGGGGTTTCAAGTGTCCAAAATTCATTCTTTTGCAAATGGGGTGGCTCAATGAGCGCGGCCAACAACGGAGGGTCGGCGTTTCCGATCCCTCTCACAGACGAGCAAGAGCAACGCTGGAATCAATCGCCGGAATTGGGTAGCGCGAACGGCATGACCCTGCGCCAGTACGCAGCAATCAAGTTGCGCGTACCGCAATCAGGAACGGACTGGCTTGATGAGATGATCGTCGAGTCTCGTCGGCAGGACTTGTTCGCGGCGGTTTCTTCTGCGCCGTTTGCTCATCCTGGTCGCCTCGGAACGGTAGTCGAGGCACTTGAAAAGGCGTCCGATGTCGTCAATGCCACGCGGGAGATTTCGCGGTTCGACGCCATGCTCGCCGCCCGCGAGAAAGGCGGTGCGGCATGAGCCAGCCTTTCCGCCCCTCATTCCCTCACCCGCTTCCGGTTTTTGAGTGCCGGAGCCAAGTAGGCGCGCTCAAGGTCCGGGCAAAAGTCCCGACAGGCAGCGGGTACGACCTGCATTTCGAGGACGACCGTTTCCCGGTTTTGAGCGTCGGGAGGGATTTGGAATGGCCTTATTTGATCTTGCACGAGATTGATCAGGCCGTTGGTTACGTAGTCCAATCCGAGCCTGACGGTGATGTTTTTTTCGTGCGGGGTGATCTTTTCGATGCGCTTGGTTTCAAGGCGGCGCAGGAAGGAACGGACGGCGTCGAGCCCGCCGCCGCCTTCGAGTCCGGCTACTCGCTGGTGGAGATCGCCGACGGCGCTGTCCAGTCGATGGACTTCGGCGACGCAATCCGGGCGCTGAAATCAGGCAAGCGCGTTGCGCGGGCTGGCTGGAATGGCAAGGGGATGTGGCTGTCGCTCTCGGCCCCGGCGTCAGGCGGCCCGTTCGCGCTCGCCCGCAGCGTCCCCGCTGAGTACTTCTGGAGCGAAAACAACCGCGCCTATGCCGAGGAAAACGGCGGCTTCGCCACCGTGCTTCCGTGCATCACCATGAAGACCGCGACCGGCGAAATCCTGATGGGCTGGCTTGCCAGCCAGTCGGACATGCTGGCCGTGGATTGGTTGGTCGTTGAGGCACAGGCAGATGAGGTGTTGCCCGTCGGCCCGGCGACGCAGGCTGCGCGGGAGGTGGGGCAGTGAATCATACCCTGCTCGGCGTCGCCATTGGACTCGTCGCATTCCTTGTTGCGATGCTGCTGATCTACCTGCTCGTCCCGCCGGCCAAGGCCCCTGGCGGTTGGTAGTCAGCCTCTGAATCTGGACGTCAGGCATCCGCCGGCCTGACGCATCAAAGACTTACGGCGGCAACCGGAATTTCGGGCGCACATCGGGCGCACCAACAACCAAGAAGGGAAGCAACCCATGAGCAACGCATTCAGCAACGCCCTGGCGCTTGAGAGCGTCGGCGAACTTGGCATCTTTGACGCTGCCACTGGCACCTACTCTGGCGTCACCCATGATGATCTTGTCAGATACGCTCGCACCGTCGCTTACAAAGTTTTCCACAACCTCAAGCTCGGCCACACCATGAGCAAGGAAGACGATCCGCTTACGGTCGACGGGGTCAGTGCTGCAAATGTCTGGGCGGATCACTACGAGTTCGTATCCGAGAATCCGCTCTGCGGAGAGTGGTATCGCGTCCCGTATCCGCCTACTGATGCCATGAAAGACGCTTGGAACAACGACGATAGCAATGACTTCAATACGGCATATCTCGCGATGGTTCATGCTTCGCCAGCCGCCGACCAGTGCTGCGGCAAGTGCGAGAAGCCGGACGGCCGCGCCCCGCAATACACCGACCTCGAGCAGCGCCTGGCCGCAGACCTTCACGCTGCGCAGCACCTGCTGGCCATCGCCACGCATAAGCTGGGTGGCACGATGGTTGTCACTCCCGGAGACGCTGATGTGCCGCATCGGTCGACGCTCGGCGGTTCGGTTGATCCCGAGACCGGCAACTACATCCTGACGCTGGTTCAGGCACCGGCGGTGCAGTGATGACCCGCGACAATGTTCTGCGGCTGGCGCGCGAGGCTGGGTTCGATCCCGGAACCCCGGCTATTGAGGATTGGCTTGAGCGCTTCTACGCTCTGGCCGTTGCGGACGAGCGCGCCAGGATGCCGCCACCCCCGCTCGTCGTCGACGTGAGCAGCATTGACCCCGGCGAGCTGGCCGACGCGATGAAACGCGCCAGGCCTGATTCTGCTCCCGTGCTTGTGCCTGTGCAGGCGACCCGCAAGCAGCACATCGACGCACTGGTCGGAGACCGCCTGACAGCCGACAAGGCAGACCACATCTGCGAACGTGACGGCTACGCTGTTACGGGGGTGGTGCTGACCCTGCCCGATGGCCGGGCCTGCATCGTCAATCGTTCGGCTGTTCGCTGGCTGCACGGCGAAACCGATCTGTGGAACCTTCTGCACACCGATAGCGCTCTGAACCAGCGGCTGATCGCCGAGGCTGTGGACGCCGAGCGCGAGGCGTTCGCGAAGGTGTGCGACGTGATCCGCCGTCACCTCAAACCGGATGCTCAACAACAGAATGCTTGCGAGGCTCTGGAGTCGGCATCGGAAGCCATCCGCTCCCGAGGTCAATCATGAGCCCGGCCGCCTCCATGTCACTGGCGCTCGTGCTGGTTTCCCTGGGCTTGATCCTCATGATCCTTGCCTTCGGCATGTGGATCGCGGCTCGCAAGTACCCCGCTGCTGAACCTCCGGCGGACCGCAGCGAACGGGCCATCTGTCTGGTACTCCTGGGCGCTGGTGCTTACGCGATGGCTCTTGGGTGTGCGTTATGAGCCGCTACGCCACCGGGGAGCCCGACGCCATCGACCGCGCCCGGCGCGTCACCGCGCTGGATGCCAAGATGGCGGGCGTGATGTGCTCGTCTTTCCGCTGTGTCTGCTGCGGCAAGGATCGGAAGACCGAGGGCCGCAAGCAGATGGTCAAGGGCACGAACAAGTTCGGCTACAAGTGCGCGTGTTGCGTGGAGGAGGGGCAATGAGTCGAGCCGGTGCCGCCGCCGCTGGCGTGACGCCATAATCCCCGCCTATGCCGCCTGCAATCCGCTCAAAAACCCCAGACTACCGCGCAGGCCTGTCCGACATGATCGGCAGGCTGCGCGCCTGTACCGGCTTCGAGATCAAGCATAAGCCTATCGCCGACGGCGTGACCTTCCGCGCCTGGTGCGAGCAGCTCGGCAATGACGGCCTCAAGGTCGATGGCCGACCGTTCAAGCTCGACGACCGGCCGGCGATGGCCTGGATTTACGACCAGATACCCAGCACCGAGGACGAGGCCTATCGCCTGATTCTGGTCCTGATGAAGTGCGCTCAGGTCGGTTTCACCGTGATGGAGATGCTCGCCACCATCTACCTGGGGCTGCGCTTCGGGCCGGCGACGGTCGGCATGTTCCTGCCCGACATGAACCTGGCCGGGCTGAAATCGTCCGAGCGCTTCATGCCGATTGTCCGCAGCGTGCCGACCGTGCATGCGCTCATGACACAAGAGTCGGCGGACGGCTCAGGCACGAAGAAGGGCGAGGGCAACGTCCGCACCCGGCGCATTGGCGACGCCATGTTCGTATTCTCTTGGACGTCCGGCCGGGCGACGACCGAGTCCATCCCGATGGACATCCTGTCGTTCGACGAGGTCCAGGAGATGACCATTGAGCAGATGGAGAAGACGCTCGAGCGCTTGTCGGCATCAAGCGTGCGCTTCGTGCTCATGGGTTCGACGGCCAACTGGCCGGACGCCGACATCCACCACTGGTACAAGCGCGGCAGCCAGTGCGAGTTTCATACTGAGTGCCCGCACTGCGGTGCCAGGCGGCCGCTAGACGACTACTTCCCGGACTGCATCCGGTACATCGCCGACGATGGCATGCACCGCTATGTCTGCAAGGAGTGCGGCGGCGTCATCCGCGACACACAGCGCGGTGAATGGATCGCACGCAACCCCGAGGCTGACCCGCCCGTCGATCCGTCGATCCCGAAGCGCGACCGCCCTCTGCGCATCCGCTCGATCCACTTCCCGCAGATGCTGTCGCCGACTATCTCAGCCGGCGAAATCATGGACTCGTACAATCACGCCGAGGACATGAAGAACTTTTTTAACCGGAAGCTGGGGAAGCCGTACCTGGACCCCAGCCAGGTGCCGGTTACGCTCGAGCACTTGGCGCGATGCGTCGAGCTCGGCAAAGAGGCCGGCATCACCTGGAAGACCCGCGCCCGCGGCACGTTCATGGGCATCGACCAGATGGGTCAGTTCAACGTCGTGGTGATCAAGGAGCGGCTGCCTGACGGTCGCCAGGCGTGCATTCACGTCGAGATGATCTACAGCGCGGACCCGTTCGCCCGCTGCTCCGAGCTCATGGAACAGTTCGGGGTGTCCGTGGCCGTGGTGGAAATCAACCCGAACTACAACGACGCCAAACGTTTCGCCAACCGGCACCCCGGGCGAGTCTTCATCTGCGACTCGTTCGGCACGGTGGCCGAGGGCATGATCCAGTGGGGCGACGCGCCGAAGCTCGACACGTCTGACCGCCGGACCGACGAGGAGGAGCGCGACCGCTACACGCTGCGCATGGACCAGTACAAGTGCATGCAGGTGTCCATGGCCAGGATCACGGGCACGAAAAACACCCCGCCGTCTCTACTGTTCCCGGACCCGCAGGGACTGGTGCAGGAGGTCAATGAGAAGGGCGTCAGGACCGTAAAGCCTGTCCTGCCTATCGCCTTCCATCACTTCACGAAGACCGCCCTGGTTGCCGAGAAAGACGACGAGACGAACAAGTACCGCCGGAGCGTGAAGAAGGTCGGCATCGACCCTCACTTCTCCTATGCGAACATGCTCTGTGATGTGGCCTGGGCGCGCTCGCATGGCACGGCGACGTTCATCATCCCAGAAGGCCCGGAGATCGACGCCTTGAACAAACGAGACGAGCTGCTGCGGCAGTCGCCGGTCGAGCTGCCGAATGCCGTGGTAGAGATGCTGTCGCACCAAGCGCCGGCAGATACGTGCGGGCGCTGCTCCGGCTACGAGGCCGGCATGTGCATGACTCACGGCTACCGAGTAAAAGAGGATGCCGTGGTCTGCGACTTCTTCGACCAGGCTTTCTAGCCCCTGCCACGGGCCTTGCAGAGCTCGCGCTGCGTCGGTTCCGGTATCGTCTGGCAGTTAGCCGGGTTCGCCCCCAGCTCGACGCGGCAGCGCTCGCGCAGGGAATAGTCCCGGATGGCCGTACATGCGTGCGGCTGTCCGACCTCAAGCGCACGGCAGTAGGCGCGCTGGTCTGGGTCGTGGATCATGATGCAGGAGGCTGCGGCGAGGATCAGTATCGTTTCCACTTCGGCTCCTTCAAAAACTCGGCAAGCGCGGCCCTTGCTGCCCACACCCGCTTGGCAATCATGGTCCGCGTGGAGTGCTGGATTTCTTCTGCTGACAGGTGCAGCGCGTAGCGCCTGGTGCTGCCGTCTGGCATCGGGCGCACCATGAAATAAGCGCGCCCGCCGTCTGGATAGTCAATCCGCCGGTTTTTGATCACGGCTGGCCCTCCACCTCGGCGATGGCCGCCTCGATCTTCGCCAGCGCCGCCCTGGCGTTCGCGAGGAAGCACACGGACTGCAGCACCTCCTCGGCGACGTGCAGGGCGTGGACCAGGTTGTCCCGGTGCGTGATGAGCGTGGCGACGGCCTGGGGGGCTTCCTTGGCCAGGTCGGTGCCGGAAGGTAAGCTCAGGGCGTGGCCGACGCGTTGCAGGGCATCGGCCTGGTGGCGCAGGTTGTCGAGTTGCTTGTTCTGCATGTCGATCTGCTGGCGCAGGCCTAGTTCGATGGCGAAGGTCATCGCTGCACCCCTTGGCTCTCGACCAGTCCGCCGTCAGCAGTCCACGATTCAATCTTGCTGATGTCACCGACTAGGCCAGCATTCTCAAATTCGCCAGCAGCCAGAGCAGCAAGCGAAGCCATGCAGGACTCGCATCCGCACAGCTCGCCACCGCAAAGGCATTTCACAATGCCAAGATGGGCCTGCTCTAAGGCATCTTCGGTGGCGAACGTCAGCGCGCGCAAGCAATCTTGGCACAGGGCTTGGCGGCTCATACTGCACCGCCTTTCACTCGGGCGATGGCGTCATCTGCCATTTGGCGAGCATCCAGTCCGGTCATCCCGATTCGGTCAATCGCCTCCAGCAGGTCGTCGCGCTGCTTGATCAGGCCGGCGATCCTGTTCTCCATCGTGAGGACCATGCGAACCCGGACGAACCCGGCTGCGCGCAGTTCGTCGTCGGAGAGGGTAGAGAGGTCGCTATCGCGTGGCATAAAAATAACGCCGCTCAGTCCTGTCACAGAACGGCGCATCCAGTCGCCGATAGACTTCGCTTCTTCTTTGGAAACGCCGTCGGACTTTATCACGATCAGATCGCTGCCGGGATTTATCGACTGGACAATAGCGTTCTTGGCGCAGTCAAGTTCGGCCAGCAGCTGGTCGCGCTCAACCTGCACACGCTTGGCGGCGTCAGCGGCTTCGCGGTAGCTTTCTAGCATGTGCACCTGAGTCTCAATGGCCCTCATTTTGTCGTCGATAGCGGCCTTGTAGCCCGGGGCGTCCTCCAGCACTTCGGTGTGGACACCCTCGCACGCATTCACGCAGGCCACGATGCGGCGGGCGTGCTCTTCGGTTAGGCCATGGGCAATCTGTTCGTTCCCTTGGCTTAGATACCAACCGTCATTGTCTTCACCGTAGACTATCGGCTCCGGCGTATTCTCCTTTTCGCTCATACCCGCCTCACTTCGCCAGGCTGCCCATAACTGCCGCAGCGGCCCCGCAGATGATCAGGCCGAGGCCCATGGCGATCACCGGCTCATAACCCCCCATCGGCATGGCACCGAGGCCGTGGTTCTGGGCAAAGGACAGGCGTTCAAAGCCGAGGCCGACCAGGACGGCGGCGACGATGTAGAAAATGGCTTTCATGGAAATCTCCTTGGGTTGAATACAATCCTAGTATTGTTCAAATTTGGATAACTGGCAAGTAGATCAGTTATAGCCCGCCCTCGGCGGTGTCGTGACATTACCCTTCCAGGGTATGACTACCGACACCGCCCGCTCCGTAGCGTTTGATCCGCGCGCCCCCGAGGACGAGCGGTACGACGCCAATCTGGAAATCCAGCAGTCAGCCACGGCTGCCGGACCTCACGCGAAGTTCGCGGAGATCATCGACTTCATTAAGTCGGACTACGCCGAGCAGGACTTCATGAAGTCCATAAGCGACGCGAAGATCGTTCAATTCCCATCGAAGCAGGCGCAGCAGAACCGGCCAGGCATGCAGTCCGTGTTTCTGGACGACATGCAGATTTCCTGGCAGGGCGGCTACTTTGAGAAACAGGGCTCGCTCAACTTCGCCACGCTGCGCGCGATGGCCGAGGGCACGCCCCTGATTTCGTCGATCATCATCACCCGCATGCGCCAAGTCGCCCGCTTCTGCGCCCCGCAGGAGTCTGGCGAGGGGCCGGGTTTCGCCATCCGGCACATTGAGAAGAATCACGCCCTGTCCGACGAGGAGCAGAACAGCGTCAATCTGCTGACGAAGTTTTTCCAAAACTGCGGCTGGGAGATGAACCCACGCAAGCGCCGTAAGCTCAAGCGAGACGACTTCTCGTCGTTCATGATGAAGTCCGTCCGCGACACGCTGGTCATGGACAACGCGCCCATTGAAACCGAGCTCAAGCGCGACCGTGATCTGGGCATCGATGGCTTCTATGCGGTCGATGGCGCGTCCGTGTTCCTGGTCAATGAACTAGACTACGACGGCGACGATGAGATTTTTGCCTGTCAGGTCGTCAATGGGCAGATTCGCGCGGCCTACAGCTACGACGATCTGATCCTGGTCCCGCGCAACCCATCCTCGTCGATTCTGACCGCTGGCTACGGCACGTCCGAGCTGGAATTCCTGGTGAAGATCGTCACCGGCTTCCTGAATGCGCTTGAGATCAACCTGTCCGGGATGAGCAAAAACTCAATCCCGCGCGGCTTCATGTCCCTGATCGGCAACTACGACGAGCGCGACCTAGCTGCCTTCAAACGCTACTGGACCTCGACCGTCCGCGGCGTGCAGAACCGGTTCAACATGCCGGTGATGGTATCTAAGGACGCCGAGAGCAAGGCCGAGTTTGTCGAGATCGGCAATCAGGTCGATGAGGTGATGTACCAGAAGTGGATGGAGCTGCTCGGCGCTATCGCGTGCGCGGTCTATTCCATCGCGCCCGAGGAGATCAACTGGACCTCCTTTACGGCTTCCAAGTCGTCGCTATCTGGCTCCGATACGTCAGAGAAGCTGGCGCAATCAATGGACAAGGGCCTGCGCCCGCTGCTGTCCTACTACCAGAACCTTTTCACCGATTACATCCTGTCGGACTTCTCCGACAAGTACGTGTTCCGCTGGACCGGCCTAGACGAGGAGGACGAGCAGCAGCGTTTCGAGGCGCGCAAGCTGGCGCAGACATGGAATGAATTCCGGGCGGCCGAGGGCCTCGAGGCCATCGAAGGCGACCAGGGCGAGATGCCGATGAACCCGTCGTTTATCGGCCCCTGGATGCAGATCAAGGGCATTGGCCAGCAGCAGCCCGACCAGGGCCAGGGCGAAGATTTCGGAACACCTCCCGAGGGAGAAGATGCGCAAGACGAAGCGAACGGCGATGCTGGAGGCCAAGACCAAGGCGAGCAGGGCGGACCCGATGAAGGCGGTTCGCCTGATGCGGCGCAGGGCCAAGCGGATGCAGGAGAGGGCGGCGAGGCTGGCGGTGACGCTTGGTCGCCGGACTTCGGAAAGCAATCAGGACTCGACTTCGGCAAGGCATTGGCTGTGGGCGAGCAGTTCGGCCTGCCTGTAATGAGCATCTGGGGGGATCAGTGAATCCGAAGACCCCTGCCAAGCCGCAGAGCTCCCCGTCTAAGCGTGCAGGCTCCCCAGCCAAGCAGGCCCGCAAGCCCGGCGTAGAGGTTGGCGACCACGTTTATTTCAAGCTGGGCGACCAGCACACGCACGGCAAGGTCGTATGCCACGGCGAGCACGGCTGCCACATCGACCACGATGGCGGGCGATCCCGTGTCTATTGGTCCGACGTGCTCGGCCACCGTTCCCGGTCTGCCAAGTCGGCCAAGGTCATCGACCAGGGCGACGACGGATTCCTCATGGAGGACGACAAGGGGCGTCGCCGCTTTGTTGCCGGCGAGCTGCCGGAGCAGGAGCCCGAGAGGCGCGAGGACACGCCAGGCGACCACGCTGCCATTGCTGAATCCATCAAACAGGCTACCCCTATGACCAAATCAATTCTCCCGCCTGACGGCCGGATCGTGTTTCTCAAGGGCGGCCCGGTGGCTAACCGCCCCGGCCTGACCCAGAAGAAGATCACCGACAAGGCAGGCCACCAGACAACCCGCTTGGTGCGCACAAATGCGCAGGCACCAGCGAACGATAACGGCGGTGGCAAAGACCCGGACCCGACTGATCACCGTGGCGCTGGCGCTGGTTATGGCACCCATGACATCCAGCCGGGTGCGCGGGTCAAGTTCCTTGCCGGCGAGCACAAGGGCGAGGGCGAGGTAACGGCAATCGGCAAGCACGGCCTGACGGCGAAAGACGCGACTGGGCGCGAGCACCAGGTTCATCACCATGAGGTGACGCACTACCAGCCCGCCCCGGACCAGAAGAAGCCCGATGTCGAGAATACCGTTCTTGGCAAGCAAGACCCGATCCCGGCGGAGTCGTTCAAGGCGTCCGACTACGCCAAGTCGCACGATCAGGCTGACGTGAATGCCGACGCGATCCTGGCGCACTTCCCGGCCGACACAAAGGACCGGATTGCGGCTGCTCAGGAGCGCCTGAAAGACATCGAAGACACGATGTCGCAATACCAAAAGGACGGCGTCTGGGACGCAAAGCGGCAGGTTCTTCACCACCAGATCATGGCGAACCTGTTCTCTCCCGAGGCGATCAAGAAGGCGACTCCGGCCGAAGGCCAGCAGCCTACGTTCATCATCTTGGGCGGGCGAGGCGGCTCAGGTAAGAGCTCGTTTGCTGGCGCGGTCTATGACCCCGAGAAGTTCCTCGTCCTTGATGCTGACCATATCAAGGGCATGATCCCTGAGTATGAGGGCTGGAATGCCGCGCAGGTCCACAACGAGTCCGGCGAGATTTTCGACAACGCCGTGCGTATCGCTCGCACCCTCGGGCTGAACGTCTGCCTGGACAAGACGATGAAGACCGCCAAGTCGGCGATTGCTGACGTCCAGTCCTTCAAGGACGCCGGCTATCGCACCGAGGCGCACTACATGCACCTGCCTCGCCAGGAGGCCGCCAAGCGCGCCGTGGGGCGCTTCCTTGGTGGCGGCGAGAAGGGGCGCTACGTGCCGGTCGACGTCGTGCTGTCGAACACCACGAACGAGGACGCATTCGACCAGGTCAAGGGCATGGTTGATGCTTGGTCGTTCCGTGACAACAACGTACCCAAGGGCTCGAAGCCGATCCTGATTTCGCAGTCTGGCGGGGAGAAGAAGCCGGACAGCGTCGGCGACGTCAGCCAGGGCGATGCACCGGATTTGAAGAAATCCGAGGACGCAGGTAAAATGATCCTGCTTTTCAGGAGAATGTGATGCCGATCCCGACCCCGCAAGAACGCCCCGACCTCTACGACGATTACGATGGTCGTCCCGATGTAGCCAAGCCTGGCGAGCAGAAGTATTGGGATAGCGTGGTTCCTGACCATGTAAAGGAAATGCTGGCGCAGAAGAGCGGCCAGCAGGCGCCGACACCGAAGCCTGACCAGCAGGCAGAATAAAAAACCCCGCTTCGGCGGGGTTTTTTATTTCAAGGTACGAATTTCAACAAGCGTTCCCGTGACACGGATGTTCCCGCCCTCTGGGTGCATGATCAGGATGTCTGTCGCCATCTGGTCGGCAAGGGACGGATGTACGCCCTTGCTGATCAGGCTGGCGGCCAGCTTGGCGACCCGCTCCGGGTCTGGTTTGACGGGCTTCATTCGTCGATCAAGCGCCACTCGTACCCCCGGCTGCGGGAGTAGGTCGGCGCATCGTCCCTGTTCCGGCGCTCGATGTGGCCTTCGTCTCTGAGCTTACGAAGGTGCAGCGTTGATGACGTCGCAGCGTAGCCGAGCGCTCCCTCGATTGCGGCCTGGGTCATCCAGCCCTTCCCCTGCATCGCGCTACGGTAGGCTTTCACGGCCTTCTCGCTTTTCGACTTAGCTCCCAGGGCCAAGTTCTTGAGCCGCTGTTCGTGGATGCGAGATTCCGTGTCGGCCTGGTGAGCGCTGGAATTGGCGGCGGCTATGATTTGCGCGGCTATGTTCAGCATTTGTGCCCACCCATTTCGTTCCAGTGGGCAGCCAAAGCCTCGACGGCGCTTTCGTCTGCGTGGAACATCACTGGAGAGCCAGTGCTCTTTTCGCCAAGACGCATGCAGTTGAAGCCCTTGCTGTCGAGGACGGTCGATCCGAAGTCGCATGTGAAAACGGAGTAGGGGCCGCCATCCGCCAGCTCGTGCTTGGCCGCCCAGGATTTCAACCAGAATGACGAGCTATCAACGGTTGCGCTGTCGGGGGTGTCATCGGGGAAAACAAATCCCATTTGGCGCAGTTTGCCGACCAATGTGCGATCTGTTTCGATCATGCTGCCACCTCCTGGCGACCGGCAAGGCCGCAGTATCCGTGTGTAGGGGCGTCCGGAACGTCGATAGTCGCCTCGTATTTTTGGTATGCTGGCGGCCCGATGAGTTGAGCCACGGCACGCTCACGGATTTCAATTTCCTTGTGCATGGTCGTGCTCGGCACCCACCGCCACATGGCGCACTCGCTGGCGATGCAGCGGCAGGAGGGCGGGACGCGACTGCGGCCGAGGGCGTCGGTGTTGCAGCCGGCGACGACGGTGTTGTTGTAGGCAGTGTCCGGTGCGTGCGGCTGGATGAGTTCGCGCCGCGCGATCCGCACCATCGGGCACCAGAGCTCGCGGGCTTGGGATTCGGTGTGGCTCATGCTGCACCGCCTTCCGTGTCATCGCACTGGAAGCGCACCGGCATGGCTTCATTTCGCCCGCAGTCCGGGCAGTAGTAGACGGGCGTGCCGTCGCCCATGTGCTGCGTGATGGTGCTGGGGTGGAGGCAGGGGGCGCTGGGGGGGCTGCCTTTTGTATTGGCGATGGCGGCGCTGATCTTCTCGATGATCATTGCGTTCCAGCACGAACAAGGCTCAACGAAGTTTGAGATAACAAACCGGCAGTCCCACTCATGGCCGCCAAAAGACAAAACATCATCTTTCAGGTCGGCCAGAACCGCCAGCAGCTGGTCAATCTTTTGCTCTGCGGTGACGGCGCGAACGTGCATATCGGTGACCTTGCGCGCCAAGTCGCGCTTCTTCTCCTCAAGCGTTTCGACCCGCTGCCGATTGAACGCCTCGGCCACTGCCTCGCCGTGAGCCTCAGCCTTGAGCCCGAGCAGCTCGGCCACCCGTGCCAAGGCCTTGAGGCCGTCGCGCGACATGAACTCGTGCCGGTAATTGTCCTTTCCGACCCGCTTTGAACTGACGAAAAAAATGCCTTCGCCTTCGTCGATGGTGATCCTGACACCGTTGTTCTGGTTGGTTGTACTTCTCATCACATCTCCTTGTTTGAACGGGCAGAACTGCCCATGATGGCGGCGATCAGCGGGTCAATTGCCGCAACGCCACCGGTTGAAAACTTTTGTTTCGCAGTGCGATTCTGGTCGTATTTCCGGGCGTAGTCTTTCCCCGCCTTGCTCCTCTTCCATTTCTTACGAGCCCGCTTGCTGGCCTCGCCCCCCTTTTCGGTGTGGCGATAGCGCTTGCACTTCTCGGTGGCGCTCAACGGCTGCGGCTTGTCTGCGTCTGCGCCCGGCCCCAGCTTCCAGAGTTCAAAGTGAGGGCCGCCGCCAGCTCTTGCCCAGCCGGCGATATGGACCTCGCTCTTACTGTGCATGCGCTTCATTACGCGCTCGACGGTTTGGCGGGCACGGCCTGCTTTCTCTGCGATCTGGCGGGTGCTCTTTGCGTGCTTACGCGGGCCAATCAGATCAGGGAGCATGTCAGCGAGCGGCAGCGTGTAATCGCTGCCGGGCGTGGTGCGGCTTTTGTATTTCACGGCATGGCCTCGCCGATGGCTGCGGCTTGTCCATCGCGGCGCTCCCCAGGAAACATGACGCGGCCCCAGGCGTCGAGGTAGGCGGCCCAGCAGGTCAGGCCGAGCGTGGCGGTGGTGATGGCGATCTCTGCTGACACTTCGACGTGCCGGCGAACCATTGCAGCGGGGGTTACCTTCGGGCGCAGGATGCGCTGCAGGGGAGGTGTGTTGATCATCGAAATCTCCTAGTCAAAAAATGGATGAAACGCCGCGAGTATTATCCAATTTCGGGTAATATGCAAGATATTGTCGTGACTGTATTTTGTAGAAATGGACAATGAAACTGCCAATGCTTGGAAATCAGCTTATCTCGACGAGGGCTTGCCGGTCAGGAAGATCGCTGCGCGGTTCGGTGCGTCAGAATGGATGGTCGCAACCATACTCAAGGAAATTGGAGTTGAAGTAAAAAACAGACGGTACAAGGACAAGACTCTGAGAGTTGAGGCCGCTAGGCTGTACGTAGAAGAGCGAAAAACGACTTATGAGATCGCGGCATTGTTGAAGGCGTCTCCGGCAACCATTTTAAGGTGGCTTCACGATTTGTCAGTGCCAATTAGGTCGCCGTCTGAGGTTGCTATACTGCGGTCTGAAAATCCAAAGAAAAACGGCTATCTACGAAGTCTTCGTGCGGCATACCAGTCCAGCAAGATGGGGTGCTGGTTTATTGCACACTCGCGATACGAGGTCGCGCGAATGATGCAACTTGATGGCGACGATGATGTTGCCTCATGGAAGAGATGCGATCAGTGGGTTAGCCTGCCTGGCGGAAAGCGGTACATGCCAGATTTCGACGTTACGTACCGTACCGGTCGGCGCGTCATTGAAGAGGTCAAGCCGTCCCATCTTTTGACCAATGAACTTGTTCTCCTAAAGGCGCAATGCGCGAAGGAATTTTTCTCGAAAGAGGGCGCGGAATACGTGTTTGTTACTGAGCACGAAATAGGTAAAGAGCGGATCAAAAACGTCGACACGGACCTGATTAGTTTCGACATCAAGCGCGCAGCAAAGCCAAAAAAAGACAACTCTGCGTATCATCGAGCGTATTACCACAACGTAATCAAGAAAAATCCTGAGAAGATGGCTCGATTGGCAGAGATAGCTCTCGCTTCTTACCACAGGCGAAAACTATCGAAGGAGGATGGTCGTGCTGATTGATGTTTCTCGCGTCAGCGACGAATGCTGCAACCATGCCATCGACGAACTATTCGCGAAGGCTGCCGGCGACCCACCAAATATCTGGGAGCCACACCATAGCCCATTGGTTCGCCGGCTGATTGAGCTCTTCACCGAGCGTGGCCTAATGCGCATCGGTGCCTTGCAGCTTGAGCTGCAGAAGTGGCTCGACGGCGAGCGCCACAAGGAAAGCGAGCGGTCCATCGTCCCGCCTGGCTACGTCGAGCGCTGGACGCCCGGCGAGCTTGAGCTAGTCCGCCTCTACCTGGAGAGCTTGCCGCCGGCCGAATTCACCGCCGACGACTGGATGCTCTGCATCGACTTCCTGCATCAGCGCTATTTCCCGCAGGACGAGCTCCGCGCCGAGGCCGAGTGGCTGGCTGTGCGGGCCTCAATCATGGGGCGCGTGCAGGCCCGCATGGGCGAGGTCAGCGAGCGCCAGGCCGACGCCCTGCTGATGGCCGCCCCGGCGACCGTCGAGGAGGTCGGCGCTCGGTTTGGTATGACCGCGGCACAGTCGGCCATGCTTCGCTGGGGGCGCACGCACTGCGCCGAGAACATCGTCACCGTGGCCGACGGCATCCGCCAGCGTATCAAGGCCGTGGTGCTCGACTACCAGCGCGGACTGGCGCTGGGCGACCCGACTATCCGGGAGAGCATGCAGACGCGGATCGCCGACAAGTTCGCCACGGCCAACGCCGACTGGCGACGCATCGCTGTTACCGAAGCGTCAGAACTGATGAATCAGGGGTTGATCGCGTCGCTTGAGCAAGGAACTCGGGTCCGCCGACTGGAGCAATACAAGGGGGCCTGTCAGTTTTGCCGAAAAATCGACGGCATGGAATTCGAGGTTATCCCTGCGTCTGAGGCCGCAGGCAAAGACCCGTGGAAATTCGTGTGGGCAGGAAAAACGAATATCGGGCGCTCGGCTGCTCCAAGGAAGCGTGTAGGTGGAGAACTGGTAGATCGCGAACCGCATGAAATGTGGATTCCAGCTGCTGGTGTACAGCATCCTCATTGCCGGGGGCTTTACATTGCCCTCAAAGAGCCAGACAGCGCTGGCGATGCTGAATTCACAGAATGGATGAAGCGGACCCTGGAGACGACCAATGCCGACAGGGACTAAGCTAACGCACGAAGACGCCGTATCAAGGTTGCGCGCCAAGAGCATAACTCTCTTGTCTGAATTTAAGGGTTCGCAAAAGCCAATTCTTGTCCGTTGTGACAAGCACGGCGATGAATACTGGATTCGCGCTCACGGACTGGTTTGCGATGTGAAGCGAATGAGGTGCTGCCAGCGCGAAGATGCTAGGGAGCGAATGACCGGCAGATTCGTATCAGAGGAGACGCGCGCGAAGATTAGCGCTTGGCAGCAAGACGGGAAAGCGCCTTGGTCTGGAAAAACTTTGTCAGAAGACCACAAGGCAAAGATTCGTCACGGAGTCCACGTTTCCTATGACGCCATCGATCCATTTATTGCACTTGCCAAGGCTGGAAAGACCGCTGGCGTCAAAGGCTGGTTCTACATCGCCAAGATGGATAACGGTCTGCTCAAATTCGGAAGCACCCGCTTCGACGACTATGAGAAAATGCGCTTCCGTCATTTTGAGCGAGCATTTGGTACTTCATCCGAAGAATTGTTGACGCGAGTTCTCGTTGACGACGCCGGCGCCTACGAAGCCGCGATGATGCAAAAGCACCGCGAGCACTGGGCACATGGCGAGTTTTTCAAAGATTTCCGTTCGGAGCTGAATTGTGCAGCCTAAGATCGTGTTCCTGAAATCGTCGCCGGCTGCCGAGCCCGTCGACCTCACCACAACCCCCGTCCGCGCCGACGAGCCTACCCCGGCCCAAGCCGAGTCCGGCAACTACGCCAAGCGCGCGATGCCGTGGAAGGGCCTAACCATCCGGATCGAGAACGAGGCAGGCAGCGTGCGGCGCGGCACCGATCCTGGCGGCAAGGCCTGGGAGACGCACATGCCGCACGCCTACGGCTACATCGTGGGCTCAATGGGAGTGGATGGCGACCCGGTCGATGTCTATGTCGGTCCGTTTGCCGAGACTGCCGAAAGCGTGTTTGTCGTCCATCAGCGCCGAGTCGGCGACTGGGACAAGTACGACGAGGATAAGGTTTTTGTTGGCTTCCTGAACGAGGACGAAGTCAAGCAGGCGTTTATCCAGTGCTACGACGATCCGCGCTTCCTGGGGCCGATTACGGCTATGCCGGTGGGCGAGTTCGTCGAGAAGGTGAAAACGACCAAGGAGAATCCGAAGATGATCAAGTCTGCCCCCCGCGTGGTGATGGCTAAGTCGCACGTCGAAGCCTACACCAAGAAGGATGGGACGTTTGTGGCGGCGCATGAGGATTCTAGGAAGCCAAAACAGGTAAAGTCCATCGAGCACATTCGCCAGCTTGCCGACCAGAATGGAGGCAAGATTTACGTCAGGTGGTCAGTGCATCATTCGCACGACATGAAAGACGGAGCAGTTTCCCGTGATTACGCAAATGGCGGGGTGCACGGAGGCTTATCTGCCGTGCCAATTACTTCCGACATGGAGGATCACGAAATTGCGAAATACGCGAAGGAATACGGCTTCCTCAGAATGAAGGACAGCAAGATAAAGCCGCACTTCTACGCTGGTGAGAAGGTCGGAGAAGATTCTGATGGGTATGACTCAATACGCCCAACGCGCCACATCGGAACTGGGCATGCGTCTTTCGTCAAGGAGCTTGATGCAGGGCTGGCGGAGAAGCTGCGCCTCAAAAGAAATATTGAGAAGGGAGAAAAGTTACTCGCTGGGGACATGGATGTTGTCGCCCGAAAGATTTGGGAAAAGTCAGTGGCAGAGGATAAGGAAAAGCTCGCCGGACTAGGCGGAAAACTGATGTCGAAATCCATCATCTTCCTCAAGGCCAAGCAGAAGGGCGACGACCGAACGCCGGATATGTTCGCGACGCACGTCGAGGCGCGCACCAGGAAAGACGGGCACGTCCAGAACTACCATGTTGCGAACGCCAAGCCTGACACCGTCACCGAGCCGCGCGCCGAGCTGGTGAAGGAGCACGAGCGCCTGGTGCATGTGCTGGAGAGCCCCAGCCACGCCGACGACAAGGCCGAGGCGAAGCGACAGAAGGCCGAGCTCGAGGAGTACAAGGCGGGCGGGGATGCCGGTGTCACCGTCACTAGCAGAAAGAAGGTCCGCGACCCGCTCGAAGGCACGCAGACGCACGTCACGCTCTCGAACGGCAAGACGCACCGCCTGCAGCGCCTCAACGCGACCGAGTCCATGGGCCTGCCGGGCTGGCATGACGTCGATGGCGGGTTCCTGGGAGACAACGAGCAGAGCGCTATTGATGAGTTGGTGCGGCGGGCGGGATCGCGCCCCGCACCAATGATCAAATCAATCCGCAGGATGAAATAATAAATTCGTTGAATGTTCACCGCCGGGTGGCACTGCTACCCGGTTGTGCATGAGCATAGAAAATGGGCGTCGTGCTGCCCTAAATGCGCGCATTGACCTGGCCTGCAAAATGCTGGCCGAAACAGATTTGACCCTGGCGGAAGTCGCGCTCGAGGCCGGCTTTTCAAGCCAGGCGCACATGAATTTCGCGTTCCGCAAGATTCGAGGGATTACCCCCAGGCAATGCCGTTGGCGCTGCCGGTCGTCACTTCCCCCGTGCCTGACGGCTTTTTTCGCGCTCCCAGGCCTCGCGGCAATCCGCATTGCACCAACGCCGGATGCCGTCGGATGGCTGATCGCCTGCCTGAATACGCTCCAGGATGTCGTCTGATACCAGCTGCTCGCCGCAGTTGGGGTCAAGGCAGAATCCGGTAGGGCGGGGGCCTTCTGGCTTCCTGATGGCAATCTGCGCGGCAAGGATCATCTCCTGCTGGGCGACAGACTGGTCTAGCGGGTCTGATTGGTGCTCGAATTCTTCGTTGAACATGGCGGGATGACAGCGGTTTAGGTGCGCTGATTGTGCCGTCACGCCTTTTGATTCGTGACGGCAGAATTCCAGGTAACTCAATAAATCCCGGCGACCGCCCTATGCTGATCCTGTTTTTGAAGTCCCAGATGGGGCTGTTCGACATGCCGACGCTGATCTCTGGCAGCGTCAAGAAAGACGGCACGATCACTGCGCCACACATCGGCATTCGCAAGAAGCGGATTGCGCCGCCAGCACCCGTGCAGGCCGATCTGTTTGGCGGCCACGAGGAGGCGAAGAAGACCCGCCGCACCGCACTGGAGGCCCTGCTGCGCAAGTACGGTGGCGCTGCCCAGGTAGCAGCGATGATGCGCGGTGTTGCCGAGGATAAGCGCGCCGACGCCATCGCGAAGATGGCGAAGATCGCCAAGGTGACGCCGGCCGAGATGCAGGCTGCGCTCGACGCCGCCAAGCCGGAAGACGCGCCGCAGATGGACCTATTCGCGGCGACTGTCGCCAAAATCGACACGTCGGAGAAACGTGTCGATGAAACGCCGAAAACGGAACACGTCGCCCCTCCTGCCACCGACGCCGCCTTGGTCGAATACACGACCAAGAAGGGCAAGAAGCTGACCGGCATCGTCCGCTCCGATCTGACCAAGGAGCAGGCGAAGGAAATCGACCCCTACACCTTCTGGCACAAGAACCCGAACGGCTGGTTCATCCGTGAGAAGCACATCGGCCAGTCACCTGCCGCCTCTGATCAAAACCCGATCAAGACCGAAACCCCCGCCGTTGCTCGCAAACCGAAGCCAGCGCCGGTCGAGGATCAAAACCCGGTCAAGAACGATTCGGGCGTATCCGAGCGCCACGCCGCCGACCCGCTCGATTTCGGCGTCAAGCCCGGCACCAGCAAGGCCGACCGCCGCCGCCTGAATGCCGCTGCTGCGGCCCTGGTCGATGAGAAAACGCCGGGCGAGATGACTGGCCAGGACCGCGCCGTCCTGCGCCAGTACAGCGGCAACGGTGGCTGCGGTGACAGCCTCAACGAGTTCTACACCGACCCCGCAATCGCCAAGGCAATCTGGGACGTGGCAGGCCGCCTAGGGTATGAATCCGGCACCTGCCTGGAGCCGTCCTGCGCTACCGGTGTTTTCCTGCACACCGCCCCGGCTGGCTTCAAGATTACCGGCGTTGAGCTGGACCCGACGTCGGCAAAGATCGCGACGGCGCTGCATGGCGACCGGCACGAGATCGTCAATGCCAGCATGGAGCGCTTCGCCACTCAGGACATGCGCCAGTTCAACGTCGTGGTGGGCAATCCGCCCTACGGCCCGCGCGGCATCCTGGCAAAGGACGACAAGGTCGAGCTCTCGAAGGCCGAGGAGTATTTCATCGACACCAGCCTGGACAAGACCGCCCCGGGCGGGCTGTGCGTGATGGTTGTCCCGGCCGGGATCATGGACAGCAAGAACGGCCGCAGCTTCCGCGAGCGCATCCTGCGCAAGGCTGAATTCCTGGGCGCGCAGCGCATGCCGAACACGGCGTTCGAGCACACCCATACCGACGTGACGGCCGACATCATCTATTTCCGCAAGCGGCCTGACGACGTTGCCGGTGCGCTGGCGACCGTGGGTCAGGACACCTTGCAGCAGCTGGGTGTCTGGGACGATGAATTCCTGGCCGGCACGTACTTTGATGGGCGCGGCGCTGAAAACGTGTTTGGCGAGGTCGGCACGGCCAAGCGCGCATTCGGCGAGATTTACACGGTCAATGGTTCCATGCGTGGCGTGCCCGAGGAGGTCGCCAAGTTCGAGCCGCACGCCAAGGGCCTGCCCGTGTCTGTGCCGGACATCCTGGAGGCGCTGGGCGATGACGAGGCCGCCAAGAACCGCGCGCTGAACGGAGCCGAGAAGCGTCCTTACCAGGACACCGCCAAGGTCGGCGACATCCGCGTGATCGACGGCGTGTCCTATGTCCTGCAGGGCAACCCGCCGCGCTGGCACCGCGTCGACGAGGCGCTCCAGTCCGATGCGGTGACCGAGGCGCAGGAGCTGGCCGAGGCCATCGACCGTTTGATGACTGGGCGCGCTGCTGACCGTCAGAAGCTCGAGGCCGACGTCCGCGCTTGGGTTGAGAAACACGGTATCCCGGCCAAGAACCCGAACCTTCTAGTCGCCGCCGCGACCGACAAGACGCTCTACCGCCTGATCGGTGCCGTGGGCAAGGACGGCAGCCTGTCTGACGTGGTCACAGGCCGGTACTTCAAGGCCAACGAGGAGGCAGGTTTCGACACCATCGCCCGGGCGCTGGCGCTGAACCACGAGACAGGAGCATTCACGCATACAGAGCTCGCCGAGTCGCTAGGCCAAGACCGCGAGGAGGTTCTCGACCGTCTCGTCGCCGATGCGAATTACGCCTACCTGCCGAATGCCGACCTGGGCGCCTATGGCGCTTGGGCACCGATGGACGTCTATCTGACCGGTGAGCTCTGGCCGAAGCTGGACAGCGTCCGGGCGGAACTGGCACGCGAGGGTCTGCCCGAAGAGGTCCGGGGCAAGCTCGAGCACCAGGCCAGCCGCCTCGAGGCCACCATCGATCCGAAGTCGCTCGAAGACGTCGAGATCATGCTCAACTCGGCATTCCTGCCGACCAGCGTGATTGAGGCTTGGATGAATTCCAAGATCGCGGCATTCAAGGGCGAAAACCCGACCGCATCCTACGCTCAGAGCATGAAGGAAGACGCCAAAGTAACGTTCGACAACGGCGTCTATTCGATCAGCGGCGGCATGTGGGGAGATGCCAACCTCCTGGACAAGTACCTGAACCGTACCGGCGTCCGGAAGGACGACATGCCGCGCATTGAGCAGATGAACGAGGAGTTCAAGGACTGGCTCTGCTCATCGTCGCTGCGTGACCAGGTCGAAGAGCTCTACAACCGGAAGTTCCGCGGCTTCGTGCAGCGCGATTTTTCCAAGGAGCCTATCGACGTCCCGGGCCTGGCGAACCATGACCAGGTCAAGGACTACCAGTGGCCGGGCCTGCGCTGGGCGCTCGCCGCCGGCAAGGGCATCATCGCCGACGACGTGGGCCTGGGTAAGACCCTGCGCGGCCTGCTGCTGGTCCGCATGGCGAAGATCGAAGGCCGGGCGCAGAAGCCGAGCATCGTTGTGCCCAAGTCCGTGCTGGCTAACTGGTACGCTGAATCGCAGAAGTGGTTCCCTGGCTCCAAGGTGCTGACCATCGGCGCCACGTTCGAGATCAAGGACGGCAAGCTGGTCGGCAAGGACGACAACGCCAACGAGCGCAAGCGCAAGTACCACGACCTGTCACAGAACGACTACGACTTCGTCATCATCAGTGAGCCGGCTTTCGAGGAGCTCGACCTCGATCCGATCACCAAAGAGGAATACTACAGTCAGGATTTCTGGGTGCAGCGCGGCGAGTCGCTGGGCAATGCCGGCGACAAGCGCCGCAAGAAGATCAAGGAGCAGTACGAGCAGGCTATCGCCAAGCGCGAATTCGCCGACCGCACTGACGCGATCTATTTTAACGAAATCGGCATCGACATGCTGGTGGCGGATGAAATGCACCACCAGAAGAACCTCTATGCTGCCAAGGCCCGTTTCGGCGACAGCCCGAAATTCCTCGGCGGCCAAGGGCTCTCAAACCGGGCGCTGGACTTCAACCTGAAAACCCGCTGGCTGCTGCAGAACCACGGCAACAAGGGCGTCTATGGTCTGACCGCGACCCCGACGAAGAACAGCCAGCTCGAGGTCTATTCGATGCTCTGCCACATCGCACCGGAGGCCTTCGAGAATATCGGCATCCGCAACAGCGAGGAGTTCCTCGACCGTTTCTGCGTGTTCCAAAACGATACCATCCTGAACAAGCGCGGCGAGATCGAGGACGCCATCGTCACGGCTGGCTTCAAGAACATGAACGAGCTGCGCGAGATCATGCGCCGCTACATCGCCCGCAAGACGGCTGACGACGTCGGCCTGGTGCTGCCGAAGGCCGACCCGCACATGCACTTTGTCGAGATGACGCCGGCACAGCAGGAGGTCTATGCGACCTACCGCGAGATGCTGGAGAACGAGGCCAAGGGCAAGGACGCGACCGGCGACAGCCATATCTTCTCCATCATGGACAAGATGAACAAGGCGGCACTCGACCTGGAAATCCTGGACCCTGTGACGCACAAGGGCCAGCCGAGCCCGAAGTACAAGAGTCTGGCGAAACACATCGTCGAGGGCCTTGCCGACGGCGGCCAAGTCGTTTTCTCCGACTACATCGACTCGCACGACAAGATCGTCGATGCGCTCGTCGAGAAGGGCATCCCACGCAACCAGATCGCCATCATCAACGCGCAGGTGGCAGGGTCAGCTGTGAAGCGGCAGAACATCGCTGACGCATTCAACGCTGGCAAGATCAAGGTCGTCATCGGTAACACGGCGACCATGGGCGAGGGCATCAACCTCCAGAAGGGCACGGCTGACATTCACCACCTCGACCTGCCATGGGAGCCGGCCAGCATGCAGCAGCGCAATGGCCGCGGCGTCCGCCAGGGCAACACGATGGCGTCGGTTCGCATCCATACCTACCTGTCCAAGGGCTCGTTTGACGGTTACCGCTACCAGTCGATTGCGGCCAAGAAGGACTGGCAAGACTTACTCTGGAAGGGCGGCGACCGCGTCGACAACCTGGCGCGCGAGGGCAAGTTCAGCCGTCAGGACATCCAGATCATGATGGCCGCCGACCCGGATGCTGCGCGCGAGAAATTCGAGAACGACAAGGCCCTGGCGCTGGCGCAGCACGAGGCCGGCGAGCGCGTGAAGGCCGCCGAGCAGTTCGTCCGCTTCCAGGAGCTCAAGGCCGGTTACAAGGCGCTGAAGAACAAGGGCTCGGCCAGCGCCGCCCGCCTGAAGCGCAAGCTCGAGGACGCAAAGACCGGCCTGAAATCTAACCGGTTCTTTACCGCCAAGTCGGCGCTCGATAGCGACGAGGCGACCGTGATCCAGCCGGAAACCGGCGAGGCGTTCCATGCTGGCGTGGCGTTTGAGGCGGTGGCGGACGACGGTACCAATGAGGGCAAGTTCGTTGTGACCGGCGTCAATCTGCGCGGCGGCACTGTTACCGTTCGTCCGTATGCGGCGACGACCGGCGGGCGATCCAAGACGGTCAAGCTGGCCGACCTGTCGCATGGTGTGACGCCGTTCAAGTTCGATGCGGATGCCGAGGCGAAGGAAGTCGCCGATCACCTCGAGCGCGCAGCAGCGGACCGCGTGAATAACATCGCGCACTGGGACGACCTGAAGACCATGCCATCGGCAGTCCTGGAAGCGTCGAACGAGTCGATCCAGCGTCAGCTTTTCAAGGGGGCCAAGGACTACTCTGTCCGCTTCCCCTATGGCGACATCCCGATGATCAACAAGGAAACTGGAAAGGTTGAGCGCGTCAGCCAGTACAGCGTCAAGGACAAGGAGGCAACCCACGACTTCCTGCTGCCGACCGATGCCAACAAGGAAAAGGCTATGCGGGACTGGGCAGAAGAGGAGCGGACGAAGCGCTACGGGCAGACCACCTACCAGAAGCGTAAAAACAGCCGGACCGAGTGGAAAAACGTCGTCCAGTACCCGAACGCTGACTACAACAGCAAGAGCCGCAATCCGATGACGTCCATCCTCGAGGGCATGTCTCCCCCGAAAGACCCGGTGGCGTCGTCGTTAGGACGCGAGTCGCCGTTGGTCAAGGAAGCCCGTGAGCGCTTCGAGCGCGAGCAGCTCGAGCGAGTGCGGCGAGCCCCGTCCTTCAAGGAAGCGCTAGCCGAGGCCGTGCCGCTGACTTCTTTCTCGGAATATGGAAGCACAGATAGCGCGTACCCGATTTACCACAAGCGCGCCCTGGCCATGCTCTGGGCTCGCGCAAAGCACGAGGGAGTGCTGGACCACGACTGGGAGCAATTCGTGCCGACTGAGGCCAGCCCGTACAGCAGCAGAGAACTGCCAAAACATAACAAGTACACCTGGCATGCTGGCGGCTACGCCAGCGACGCCAAGGACGTTCATGGTCGCCTTCTGGCGATGATCAATGGGTCGAAGCACCGCGACCTCGACTTGGCCGTCCGCGAGGCTGCTCTGCGCATCGGCAAGGGAGACGCCAAGGAGCTACTCTCCAGGCTTGACCAGCTCGGCGTACAGGATGGCGCGATAAGTCACTTCAGCAACAGCGGACAAGGTCCGCGTATCTCCCCGAAGGGCGTCTTTGCCACCATGCTGCGCATTGCGGAAAGTGCCGGACTGGCTGACACCCCGTTGAAGGACGCCGGAGTGAATAGCTGGGGTATTCTTAGCAGTGGCCACAAGTACGACGGCCACCTGACAATTCGCGAGGCCATCGAGAAGGCCCGTAAGGAGGCCGCACAATGATCCAACCCGAAACCTTCGCCGAAAATACTCTGCGCCTGCTGCAGCAAGACCCTCGGCGCTATCTCAACTTCGGAGTTTTTTGGTTCTTCGTGAAGGCCCTGCTCAAGCGCTACTACACCCGCGACAACCTGCACATTCTGGGCGAGTACATGGACCCCGAGTGCATGGCCCGCATGCCTGAATTCGCGACGATCCAGGAGGCGATGCAGGCCGCGCTTGAGGAGTACGGCCAGAATGCGCGCTACAACATGGGTCGCCAGGAAGTCGAAGACCCGGTCGGCGGCGGGCTGTTCATGCTGAACGACGAGGATTTTGCATAGGACACCATGGGCGGTGATTTTGCCCGGCTGTAATGGCCGGGATTTTTTTTCGCAAGTGTTGAGCAGATTAACCGAATACGGTTATAATTGGCCTGCGTTCTATGAGCGTTCGCCGATGATGCCTGCGGCTACCCGCGAAAGCGGTCATGACACGTCTCCCGCTGCGTTCTGGTAACTCCGGCGCAGCGTTTAACCCCCGCCATGCCGGGGAAGGCATCAAGCATGTGCTCGCGGGCAAGCCGCCGGTCCCCTCGGGGCGATGGTGATTGCGGCATGGCGGCAACCCATCGGCTTGGGCGCTTGAGGACTCCTGGAAAGCGTAACCAGGGCCAACATCGAAGCGGCGGCGTGGAAAGGACACGCTAGGCGCGGTGCAGAAAAAAGCGTTTCGGACGCAGGGTGTTCACACGGGTGATGCCGGTTAAAAGTAGCCCTGATGCCGGTCGGAGAACTCCGACGATACGGCGGAAAATGCGAGCCTGAACTGCGAAGGCGCTGATAGGAAGTGGGGTGGGCAACGCTGACGAGCGACCCAACGCAGGCAACTGGCAGTGTGTTGCTGACCTGGTATCAAGCCCAGGACGCTTCGATGTTGGTGAATTGATGGGGGGCTCGCGCCTCCCCGAACCCCTTGCCGGGTAAGAGCAGGGGGAACACGCATGCAGGTTCAAACGGGCTGAGTTCGGATTGCGGGTGTCGCGGTCGGGCCTTTAACCTGAGCCTGCATGGCGTGTTGTTTGCAGTAGCAGTCAGCAGTGCCGCGCCGGGGTAGTCACGGCGATATACCGGCGAACCGGGACCGGCGAGCGGCCAGCCTATAGGTCGCACAAGTTTCGCCTGGCAAAGATTGATGGTGATCCCCTCCCTTGTAAGGAGGTTCAACGCGGTTCGAGTCCGTGGCCAGGCACCAGTTTCACCCCACCTCCACCGTTGCCGATGGCGGACGCCCCAGGGGTAAATGGGGCGTGGAATGGACCCGCGCTGGGGCGGGCATCGGAGCCCAGCACTTCTCCTCTCAACTTTCAGCCCGCCTCGTGCGGGCTTTTTTTTGCCAGAAATTCCGGGTTACCGGCGTCGGTTCTTAACCGGGTAAATGCTGGTTTTCTGTAAGTATCTGATTTTAAACCGTTTACCAATAACCATTAACTTCGTGGGATAGAGATACATCGTGTGTGTGCGTGCGCATGCGCACATGCGCATGTGTGTACACGTAATAGATATATTTATTTGGTTATATTGGTAAATTGGTAAAGTATTTGATTTGTAAGGGGAATTTCTTAACCGAGCATTTACCGGCGGTTAAGGTGTCTGTTGTAGCTTTTTGGGTTAAAATATTTCCATGCGCCCGACACATTTACACGTTATTAGCCGGCATGTAGCCGAATCACTCGGACTGAAGAGGTACTTCACTGGGTATCCGTGCAAGTTCGGGCATATCGCCGAGCGACTTATTGCAAACAATCGATGCGTCGCCTGCCATCATGAGCGCGACATGGCTCGTCGTAGCGCGCCTGAGCAGAAAGAGAAGCGTGCCGCTTACGACCGTCGTCTCTGGGAGAGGAACCGAGAGGCAATCAGTCAAAAGAATAAATCCTATTACGCGAAGAACCGCGATTCAGTGAATGCTCAGAAGAGGGGTTACTACGAGCAAAACAAGCAGCATCTCGCAGCGATGGGACGGAAATGGCGCGAACAGAATTATCATGCCGTGATCGAGCTAAACACCCGTAGGAAGAAGGCGATAGCTGCAGCAACACCATCTTGGGCAGATTTTGGCGAAATACGTAAGGTTTACGAGTCTGCAAAAAAGCTGACCGCAGAAACTGGGACAAAGCATCATGTCGACCACATAGTTCCCCTTCGTGGAAAGCTCGTATGCGGTCTTCATGTCCATTGGAATCTGCGAGCTATCCCGTGGATCGACAACCTCAAAAAGAAGAACAAGCTGGTCGATTTTGATTAGTTTGTCGTGACCTCAAAATTCGCCAATGAGAAAAATTCTGTTCCTGAAAGCAATCGGACCTGGGGAACGATGGATAACTGTTCGCGCACCAGGGCACGAGAAAGGCCAGCCGATCCTTATCCGCGACAACCCAGACGGGTCCGCTTCGGTGATTGGTGGAGCCGGCGGAAAGCTGAACTACCTCAAGCTGCGCGGCGTGAAGTCCAAGGAGGAATACACCCGCTCCGCACTGGAGAAGCAGAAGGCACGCCGCGAGGAGCGCAAGAAGCAGCGCGACCTGGATAAGCAGACCGGCGTCTATGAGGCCAAGCAGGCTGCCCGCAAGGACGTGGCCCTGCAGCGTGGTGCGCAGGAAGCCGAGTTTGTCCGCACCGTTGCCGATGCAATGGGCTGGAAGCGCGACGAGCTGTCATTCCCCGAGGAGAAGTATGCCGACCTGTCGGATGCTGCCGTTGCCAAGCTGCGCAACAAGCATCACCGCGAGCTGCTCAAGCGCGCGAATGACGCCGTCGAGATGCAGCGCCAGGCACTGCTGACCGATGCCGACGCGCGAACCGCTGCCGGCCTTGGCGAGGTTCCGCTCGAGGCAACCAACCCGGACGAGCTGTCCGTGGCCGATCTGGACCCTGTACGCCCCGAGTCCGCAGGCCTGGGGTTCTCCGCCGACTACAAGGAGCGCGCCGAGCAGGCCGGGCTGACCGAGCCCGAACTCCAGAAGGAGGTCCAGCAGGTTCGCGAGCAGAAACTTCAGCAGATGACCGACGGCCAGCGCCGGGCGGCTATCCAACGCGGCGAGACGGCGAAGCTGGTCAAGGAGGAACTCAAGGGCATTCGGGAAACCGATCTGCCCGATGTGCAATCGAAGATCGTCGAGGCCAAAAAGGCGGTCGATCTGCTCAAGGCGCAGAAGAAGCTCCGGGAGATTCAGCGCAAGGCCGCAGAGGCAAACAAGGAGATCGAGAAGTCGGCCGAGCCGAAGGCGTTCGTCCTGGAGGTGGGCAACAGCGACCCGGACGTTTCCGAGGAGCTAGAGAACGACCTCCGCACGATGCGCACTCGCGCCTTTCTCTCCGAGGTCGGCAAGCGCACCGATCTAGGCAAGCACGTCGGCGTCGGTGCCTTCAATTCGATCAATGCGCTGGCTTTGGCTGCCGGTGGCGATGCGCTCGTAGATCGCAGCGTCGTTGATGTGCTGGGCGTGGCTGGCGCTGCTCAGGTGCTGGCCCGACGGCTGCAAACCGATTTGGCCGCAGATGAGTTTGACCGCGTCGCCGATGGCATGGAGGACTTCCACGTCCATCACTACATGGCGACGACCGACAAGGCCCTGGCGCAAGCCGGAGAGCTGCAGGAGCTGGCAAAGTCTATCGAGGTCGGCGAGGCTGACAACGGCCACGACCTTGCTCGCGCGCAGGAGCTCAACGCCAAGCGCCGGGATGCCGTGTCGCAGGCGAACCAGATTCTCGGTACAGCCTTGGGCGAGATGGAAGCGAATGCTGCCTTGGTGCAGGCGCTCCGCCAAGGCAAACAGGACAGCATCCAGGTCAGCATGGCCGACGCCTCTGCTGAGTCGATCATCCAGCAGGCGCGGGCTATCGGCCTGCAGCGGGGCGACTACAAAATCGAGACGGTTGGCTCGAACAAGTTCCTGACCGTGACCGGTGCTGGCATGGACCGACTGGCGCGGCCCGTGAAGCGCGAGGACATGCAGCAGGTCCGCCGGAACCTCGACATCATCGAAGGCAAGCAGGACGAGGACAACTGGCTGCCGCTGGGGATTGCGAACCGGCCCGACCTGGATATGCCGGTTCCGGCGGGCGTGGCACCCAGCCTGGCCGAACCGTTCAGGGCACCGACGGCGCCGGGCAGCGAAGCCATGGCCGAGTCGATCAAGGATTACATCGGCGGGCGCATGGCTGATGGCGACACGCCGGCCGACATTTACGCCGACCTGCTCTCTCTGGACGTCATGGAAAAGGTCGGCGACCGCCGCGACGAGTACATGCGCGCGCTCGAGCACATCGCGCCGACCCGCAACGAGAAGGGCAAAATGATCCGCGCCGAGGATCGGGCGGACTACTTCAACGCACTGGCTGACGCCTTCGTCAAGAAGCGCTACGGGGGCACCCGCTCGGCGCTCAACAGTCAGAAGTTCGACGTTGATCAGCATGCCGTCGATGCGCTCCACCGCGCCCTGGCGGAACATCCAGAAGGCGTCGCGGCATTCAAGGCCATCGGCGATTTGACCCCGCAGGATCAGCGGGCATTGCGCGAGACGTTCTACCGGGAAGTGGCGCACGAGTCGCCCGAGGCAGCGGAGATGCGCACCGAACTCGACAAGCTCAACGAGAACGAGCCCGAGCGCGAAACCGTCGATATGTTTGGCGAGACGACGACCAACCCGGAATGGTCCGCCTGGCGTCAGCAGCGCGACGAGCTCGCGGCCAAGGTGAATGCGTCCGGCCTGAATTGGTCGAAGTACCTGGGCATGATGCGCGGCAACGAGAACGCCTACGCCGCTGTCCAGGACTTGATCCGCTCGAACGTCTCCCGCCGGTTTGCCGAGCACTACAACACGCTCAATCCTGGCAGTCCGCTCAAGGTTGGCCGGACGGTTATCCGCAACAACCTGAACCACTTGGACGCGGTCGATCCAGCGGCGCGCGAGGCGCGGCTTGCGAAGGAGCGCGAGCTCGTCGACTCTCTGCGCGAGCGCGTACAGGGGCGCTACGCCGAGGGCGGGGTAGGGGAGAAACTCGACGCTGCCCGCGAGCAGCGCGCGGCCTTCGAGCAGTCGCAGATGGGGTTTTTCTCGTCGGATATGTTCGGAGCTCAGGACGATATGTTTGGAGGTGCTCCGAATGCCACGGAAGAAAAGCCGCTGGCCGCCGACGAGCGCCACACTATCGGCCACGAGGCAGAGCGCCAGATCGCGGCCATGATGGGCGTAGTTGGCCGGGGGTTCAAGCCGGGCCAGCCGCTCAAGTTATGGAACCCGACGATGTCAGGCGGAAAGAATGCCGCACGGCAGCGCGCTATCAAGCTGCTTCAGGCGAATAAGCGTGTCGGCCTCGCATTCGGTACCGGGTCAGGTAAAACACTAATCGGCCTCGGCGGCTTCTCGCACCTCCACGAGCAGGGACTGGTCAAGCGCGGTATCTTCGCCGTGCCGTCTATCGTGCAGGGCCAGTTCGGCGGCGAGGCGCTTCGCTACCTGCAGCCAGGCAAGTTCTCCTGGCACTGCGAGCCTGGTGCAAGCCGGGAGGAGCGCATCAAGGCCTACAAGAACCCAGAGCACCATTTCTGCGTGGTTACGCACCAGTCGCTGCGCGATGACCTTCTGCACCTAGGCGCGCAGCATGCCGGGATCACGCCGAATGCAATGCGCGACCGTCTTGCCGCGATGACGCCAGCCGAGCGGAAAGCATGGGGAAAGGCGACACTGGAGAAGGAGGGGATCAACTTCGACTACATGATGGTCGACGAGGGGCATAACCTCCTCGACCGTCAGGGCAAGGAAGACTCTGGAATGTCTCACGCGCTCGGTGCTCTGTCGTCGAACACTCAGTATTACGTCAGCGCCAGCGCGGACCCCGTGAAAAACTCAGTCGATGAGGCCTTCTCGGCGCTCCAGAAGATGGACCCGGATCGCTACACTGACCGCGCCGCCTTCATGCGCAAGTATGGTGTCAATACGCCAGCCTCGAAAGATTTGCTGCGTCGAGAGATGGCGCGCTACTACTTCCCGTCAAAAATCGACCCCGAGGGCATCACAGCGACCAAGCGCGAAATCAACGTGTCGCTGTCCCGTGGGCAACAGGCGGCAATGACCGAGCTCGACAAGCACGTCGCTAAAGCGCGCATGGCCCGCATGCAGGGCAAGGTCGACGTCGATGCCATGAAAGCCATCAGCCCGGAGTCGTTCGATGGCGTTCCCGAGGCAGAGCATGAGAAGCTGGCCGGAGAACTTCAGCGAAGCCTGGGGATCATGAAGGAAACCGCCCGGCACCGCATCATCAACGCGCACCCGGAGAGCGCCAAGCTATCTGAAATCTCGAAGCTGGCCGCAGAGCGAAAGGGTAAGCCGGGCGTCGTGTTTGCGCACTCGCTGGGAGCAGTCGAGCAGATCAAGCAGAAACTTGAGGCCGATGGTCACCGGGTCATTACGATCACAGGCGGCGACTCGTCGAAGGACAAAGAGGCGAAGCTGTCAAGGTTCAAGGATGGAGGTGACGCTGACATCATCGTTGCATCCGATGCGGCCAGTACGGGGGCAAACCTCCAACACGGCCAATGGTTGGCGAATTACGACACGCCGATGACTGCAATGACCCACGCACAGCGCAATGGCCGGATCAACCGGGTTGGGCAGAAACATGACGTTGAGTTGATGGACTTGGTTAGCAATCATCCATCTGAGAGAGCGGCAAGAGCCAGGCTTGCCAATAAGTATATGCTACGCGATTTGCTCACGAGTCCGTTCGAAGGAATGGACGACACCGGACTAGCTGCTTTCATTCATCAAAAAAATGTCGATAGAAACCAAGGTTCTCTTCTTTAAAGCGTACGTCCGTCAGCATCAGCGCAAGCTGAAATCAGGGAAAGTTGTCGAGGTTGTTGCCCACAACGACAACCGGACGGCAGTTGCTGTGACTCGGAGAAAGCAGGTATTGTTTGATCGGCATATTGAGGCGATGAAACAGTCCTATCTGTCAGGAGAGACTGTGAAGCAAATTGCCTCACGGGTCGGCATCAATGAGATTACAGCCAGGTCTTGGCTGATCGACGCTGGCGTATATGAGCACCAACGAGGCAGGCTTTCTCGTGAGCAGGAAAGGTCTATTCTCGAGTCCTACCTGTCGGGTGATTCTCTCGGTGAAATCGCGACGAGGCATGGAATAGATCGGACAACTGTCTCGCGAATTGCGCAGCGGAATGGTGCGCTTCGGTCAAAGTCGGAATCGCAGTCTGTTCGTGCTGCGCGCGACGGCGTTGGTCTTGATCAGTTTGGAAAAAAAGGAGCCTTTCACTCCGCGAAGATGAATCTGTGGGTGCCAACGGACAGTCTCTACGAGTACGCCAGGATGGAGCAGCTCGACGCAGATGAAAGTGTCGTGTCTTGGAGGCGGTCTAATGCGCGCATCAAGTACGAGTTTGAAGGAATACAGCGGACCTACGTTCCTGACTTAGAAGTCATTCTCGTCAGTGGTCGTGTTCGAATCGAAGAAATAAAGCCAAACAAATTCGCCTTGTCGCCGCTCAATCTGGCAAAGTTCTCTGCCGGTCGTAAGTTTGCCAGTGACAACGGTTACGAGTTCAAGGTCGTTACGGAGGACGATATTGGCCGATCAGCAATTGACAGGGCGGCCGGATCGACGGTTACGAGCATACCTGAGTATGAGCGTAAGCGTAGGCGGGTCGAGGCTTCGCAAAGGGTTGTAGCCAAGATGACCCCAGATCAAAAATCAGAGTATTTGAAGAAGGCCAAAGAGCGGGAAAAAGCGAAACGCGATGCCATGACGCCAAATGAAAGGGCTGCGTACAATGCCAAGGCAAGGGAGAGGAGGATGCGAAAGAAAATGGCGAAATCGATGGTCGTCCTGTTCTCGAAGGCCGCATGATGAAGCAGCAGATTGAAAACGTCCGCCGCCAGATTGGCGAGCTATCCAGCCTGGCGGAGAAGACGGACGCAGCGGAGCGGAAAATTCTCGAGTCCGCCGAGAAGCGGATCGACTGGGTGCAGTCACGCATGGGCGAATTGCGCGCCAAGGCACTGACCGATGGCGATGCCGGCAAGGAATACCAGTCGCTCGCCATGGAGCGCAGCAGGCTGAACCTGGTTATTGCTCAGGCCCGGAAGAACATCGGCGGATAATTCTGTCGTCGTGACGGCATGCTGTAGGGCATGCAAGATAGTGAACTTCTAGCCTCGATTCCTGACTTTGTCAGCTTCGACACGATGATGAAGGCTTCCCCCGTAGAAGAAGGGGGCGAGCGCTTTATCTATGTCGAGGCCAGCAAAGAGTCCCGCGACCAGCAGGGCGAGATCGTGCTGGCGAAGGCACTCAAGGACTCCGTCGATGTCTTCCGCAAATTCGGTGTGGTCGACATGGACCATAAGAGTATGCCGTCGGTCGCGAAGATGTACGGCATTACGGACCCTGAGTCTTGGATCATCGGGCAGCCCGCCGAGGTGCGGTTCAACGGCGACGTGACTTTCGTAAAGGCGCAACTCCGACGCGGCGATACTCCGCTGGCAGAGCGCGCTAATCGCGTCTGGGATGGCTTGACCAAAGTCAGCCCACCAGATCGCTACTATGCGTCCGTTGGTGGTTCGGTGCTCGGCAGAGAAGTCCGCATTGACCCAGTCACCAAAGAGCGCGTCCCGGTCATTACCAAGACGCGCTGGAACAATCTGGCGCTCAGCCTGAACCCGGTAAATCCTGACCTGAACCCGGCGACGACTACTCCGGTCGGCACGTTCGCGAAGTCGTTGGGCGGGTTCGTTGTCGCCAAGGCGCTAACTGCCGGCTACGCCACGGATTCCGCCGCCATGACCGGCGGGCAGGCCCTTGCGACACAGTCGCTCGACCGCCGCCCCAAGAGTTATTTCGACGCGCGGCACAAAATCTCGGCCGCAATGACCTCCGGCAAGCTGAAAAATGCCGGTATGAATGAGATCATTGCTTACGCCCAAAAAGAATTCGGCATGTCGCTCGATGAGAGCGCCGAATTTTGCGAGCGCTTTCTGCGCGACATCCACGATAATCTGAAACGGAGAAAACCATGAGCTTTGAAAAATTGCTCGAAGAACTCGACGTCATGGCAAAGGCCATGGGCGACGAGGACGACAACCAGGATGACGACAACATCCAGGCTGCTGCCGATGCTGCTGCCGATGCTGCTGGCGACCACGCCGAGCCGGATGGTGACGAAGACGAGGACGGCAATGAGCCGATGGGCAAGTCTTTTGCCTTCACGCTGGAAGACGGCCAGGTCGTCGAGGCCATCGATGGCACCGAGCTGGTGAAGTCGCTGATTGGCCGCATGGATTCCACCGATACCATGATGACCAAGGCGCTCACACAGACTCTCGAGCTGGTCAAGTCGCAGGGCGAAATGATCAAGTCGCTGCGCGGCGAGATCAAGAAGCTGGCAGGCGAAGGCCGTGGTCGTAAAGCTGTTGTGACTGTCGCCGAAAAGGTTCCGGCAGGCCAGCAGATGACCACGTCCGAGCAGCCCGGCCTGACTACTCAGGAATTTTTCGCCAAGGCAAATGCCGCCTTTGGCGCCGGCCGTATCACCGGCCAAGAACTTACCGTGATCGATGTGTCCCTGCGCTCCGGTATGGCAGTTGACCAAGGCCTTGTTGCCAAGGTCGTCGGTTAATCACCCATTGGAGAAATCCTAAATGAATGCTCAGACTCTGATGACCCAGTTCGCTGGGGTTAGCCCGACCAGCGGCAATAACGCTGTATTGGGCGGCTCTGTCGGCGGCTCCCTGGACGCCGTCGAAGAGCTCAAGAAGGCCTTGCAGGCCAGCGACTACCAGACCGACGTTGCTACCCTCTCCGGTGGCGGCGCTCTCGGCGTGCAGTCTCTGGATACGGCCATGAAGACCGTTGTGCAGGAGCAGGAACATTTCGTTCTGTTCAAGAAGCTCCAACAGACCAACGCAACCAACATCGTCGACGAGTACGTTCGCCAGAACTCCGTCGGCGGCTTCCTGGGTGGCTCCACCAACACCCAGATGGGCGTCGTTCGCGCTGCTCAGGGCGACTACAGCCGTGAAATCGGTCTGGTCAAGTTCCTGGCGTCTCTCCGCCAGGTCGGTTACGTCATGAACATCGGCAAGAACATCATCGACGCGACCGCTGCTGAAGAGCGCAACGGTGCTTTGCAGCTGCTGACCGATGCCGAGTACCTGCTGTTCCACGGCAACTCCGCTGCTTGCCCGACCCAGTTCGACGGCATCTTTACCCAGCTCGACAAGGAAATTTTGGCCGGCAATATGTCCGACGACCACGTCATCGACATGGACGGCGCCAAGCTCGACTCCGTCGATCCGTTCGTCAAGCTGCAGGCTGCTGTGAAGCGCTACGGCTCCTGGGGCACCCTGACTGACACCTTCCTGACCACTGGTGTGCAGGGTGACATCAACATGGGCCTGGACCCGGCATTCCGCTGGAGCCCGCAGGGTAACAACACCCCGCTGATCGGCGCCCACGTCGATGCGATCCGCCTGTCCGGTGGCCGCCTGGCTACTCAGGAAGACACCTTCCTGCACGATGGCGACTTCCCGATGGCGAAGCCGTTCGAGCTGACCTGGCCGTCTATTGCCACCGCCAACGTGGCATTCAAGCCCGCCAGCGTGGCCGTCGATGCTTCCGGTTCCGACACCGCCTCCCGCTTCACCACTGCCCGCGCCGGTAACTACTACTACGCTGTGGCAGCCATCGGCGGCGAAGGCCAGGGCTACACCGAGGTCGTCAAGTCCAGCCAGACCGCTGTCGCCTCCGGCAAGAAGGCCGTGCTGACGATCACCAAGTCGTCCGCCGGCACCGAAACCGGCTATGCCATCTACCGCTCGCGTCAGAACGGCACCAACGACACCAGCGACTTCCGTCTGGTCAAGGTGATCCCGAAGGCCGCTGGCAATACCACGACCTTCACCGACCTGAACCGCGACATCCCGGGCTCTGTGTCGATCCCCTGCCTGAACATGGCTCCGGCTGCCGATGCAATCGGCTGGCGCCAGTTCCAGCCGATGACCAAGATTCCGCTGCCGTTCGGCGTCGGCGGCATGCCGGTCATCTCCTGGTTCCAGTTCTTGTTTGGTTACCTGCGTATCACCAAGCCGAAGCATCACGGCTACATCAAGAACGTGGTGCCGACCAACGCGACCTGGCAGCCGTTTGCAGCCTAATCGTTGAAACAAACTGGGGGCTTCGGCCCCCGGTTTTTCATTGAGGAAGATCATGAAGAAAGTCACCTGCACACTGCCCAACGTGTCCGACGAGATCAACGGCATCAAGTTCGAGTTGGACGATGGCGTCGCCACCGCCGAGCTGGAGGACGACGTCGCTGCCCAGTTCGATGGTATCCCCGGCTACGAGATTGCCGATGCCGGCAAGAAATCTGCCGCGAAGGGCGCCGGCAAGGGCAAGGAGCCCGAGTCGAAACCCGAAGGCGGCCAGACCCCGCCAGGCGACGACCAAAAGTAATCGACTGCGCCCCAACAAACCCGCCACTCCGGCGGGTTTGTTGTCGTGATGCCAGACTGAGATTTGAGCAAACATAACGAGATTTTGGAGTAGGAAATGGCAAAGTTTGTGCATTCTGACGTCCTGGACGGTGGCCTGAACGCAATCAAGAACGGGGCCACTCACATGCTGCTGATCAAGGCCTACGCCGCAGGGGATAGCTATGCGACCGTGGTCGGCAACGCCTTGGCTGACGTGACGATGGTATCGGGCGATTACACCCTGTCGTCCTCTGGCAACAATCGCGTGCTGACCACTGCGGCCGGTAAGAGCGCTACCGCTTCTGCAAACTCCGGCGCTGCTCCCAACCTGCATATCGCATTCACCGACGGTAGCGCCAAGGTGCTGTGGGTCACCGATGAAACCTCCGATCAGGTAATCACCTCCGGGAACACGGTGAACTTCCCGCAGCTCACCTATACGTCGAACCAGCCGACCTAACGGGGGGCTCTGGCATGAGCGACATTGTCCTGCTGGCCGACAAGAACGGCCAGCCGCTGACGCCCGGGGAAGCGGACCAGAACCTTCAGGAGCTGGATCGTCGAACCGGGCACGGGTGGAATGACCTTGTGCAGGAGGTTGTCGTTCGTGCTGGCACGAACGCCCCGCAGCTCATGGCGTTTCGTGGTGGCATCGTCGCTCACTCGTTCGCGCCCAATACGGTTGCTGAGTGCTTCGCAAATTTTCACATGAGGCACGACTACATTCCTGGGCAGATGGTCTACCCTCATGTGCATTGGAGTGTGAACACGGCAAGCTCTGGCCGTGTCCGCTGGGGCATCGAATACACTATTGCCCAGCGTGCCGATGGTGGCACTGGGGTAGTGTTCGGGCAGCCAGAGACAAAGTTTATTGAGGTCGACGTTCCGGCTGGCAGCCAATACACGCACTTCGTCAGTGAGGCCGATGATGGACATGGGATTGATGGCGCAGGCCTTGATGTGGATGCGCTGATCCTCTGCCGCTTCTTCCGTGATGCCGAGCACCCTAATGACACCTTCCCGGACGACGTGTTTCTGCTGACCGTTGATATTCATTACCCGGCCGACGTGTTGTGCACGCCGATGCGGTTTCCACCTTTTAATCGAGCCTGATTCACATGGGTATCAAGCACACTTACGCGGCTACTGGCACAAACGACGGAACCAAGCAGGTATCCGTTGACCGTTGGAACGAAGATCACAAGATCGACGCGGAACTAGACATTCCGGTTGTGTCACCTGAGCCTGCCGCGCCAGCAGGCGGCTTTCTTTCGATCTACGCCTCCAAAATCGGCGGGCGAACCATGCTCATGCAAATGGGGCCAAGCGGACTGTCGACTTCGTTGCAGCCGAATCTGGGCGGCAACAAGGTTGCGCTCTGGATGCCGCCTGGCAACGGAACGACAGTTCCCGGTGTGTTTGGAATGGCCGCGCTTACCGCTGTTGGAGCAGCTACGGCGCGCACCGTAGCCACAACCAATATGCTCACCCGCATGACGCGACTGGCCTATGTGTCTGCTGCAACAGCCGGCTCGCTGGCTGGAGCACGCGAGGCGGCAGCAAAGTACACCACGGGGGCTGGCGCAGGCCTGGGTGGGTTTTTTGCCCGGTTTCGATTTGCGGTTTCAGACGCATCTGTAGTCACTGGTGCGCGCATGTTTGTTGGATTATCGGCAACCATCGCCGCTCCAACTAACGTTGAGCCATCAAATCTCGCAAATTGCGTAGGCGCAGCGCAGATTTCGACATCAAACAACCTACAGATCGTTTACGGCGGCTCGTCTTCACAAACGCCAATTGATCTGGGCGCAAACTTTCCCGTGAACACCATGTCACAGGATGTTTATGAGTTGGCAATGTTTTCCCCGCCATCTGGCGGCGTCTACTATCAAGTTACGCGGCTTAATACAGGCCATACAGCGTCTGGTTTTTTGGCTGCCGCCTCTACTCCAGCAGGCTCTACATTGATGGGCATCCAGACGTGGCGAACCAACAACGCCCAGGCGCTTGCGGTCGGTTTGGATATTTGCGGGATTTACATTGAAACGGACTACTGATCATGTACCGGATCAACACTGCGAACGGGGATATTCACTGCCCTGACGGGGCGATCATTCGTGTGCCTTACGAGGATGAAGGCTATGCGGCCTACTCATCGTGGGTGCAGGCCGGGAACTCGCCTGAATGCTTCGATGGCGGCTCTGATGTGCCGACGTCCGTAACCAGATTTCAGGCGCTCGCCGCACTCGAGGCCTTCGGTATGCTGGATACCGTAGAGGCAATGATGGCGTCGCCAAGCATGCCAAAGATGGCAAGGCTGGCGTGGCAGAACGCGCTCATGTTTGAGCGAAACAGCCCCACGGCAACGAACCTGGCCGCTGCTCTCAGTCTCAGCGAACAAGCTCTTGATGACCTCTTTCGTGCGGCCGCGTCCGTCCAGGCTTGAGGCGTAAATGAAGACGCCGCTGTTTGACAGCGCCGTACTTGACCCGGCGGTCTTTGGGGGCGACGCAACCCTATTTGACTCTGGCGTCTTCGGCACGATTTTCGACGAAGGAACTGCTACCGCCGGCACGCTGATTGGCGCAAACGCAAGTCAGTCGAACGCATCTGGTACAGGCGCAGTTGCTCAGGTCTATCCGTCGAACAAGGTCCGCTACATTCGGGACTGGGCGAACGGTTCGTCTGTTAATGGCGCTAGCTACTGGGTCGAGATTGCGGCTTATGACAAGTTCGGCGCTAAAGTTTCAGTCGGGAAAACCGTCACCACGCCGTTCGCGATCTCGTCCGGCACCACGGCGATGGTCACAGATGGCGACCTAGATTCGTCTGACACAGGGAAGTACCTTTGTCTCGCTGATCAAAATGTCTATGTCACGGTCGATCTCGGAGCAGTGCTTGACATCGCGTGGGTCACGCGCTGGCACTACTACCACGATGGCCGGGTCATGCTCGGCACCAAAACCGAGGTATCGCAGGACGGCGTAACCTGGACGACGATCTTCGACTCGGCTGTCTCTGGAACCTATGCGGAAACTGGCTCAGGGCGGACAGATGTAACTCTGCCAACCAGCGCTGGTGCGACCAACCTCACGGGTGCGTCATCCTCTCAGGCGAGTGTGTCCAGCACAGGAGCTGTTGCACAGACTCATGCTTTGGTGGGCGCATCAAGTTCCCAGGCTGCTACCAGCGTCCCAGGTGCCGCCACGCAGGCGCACGGCCTTGATGGCATAGGAAGCTCACAGGACAATCAGTCAAGCACAGGGGCAGAAGCACAGGCGCACATCCTGTCTGGCTCCCCATCTTCCCAAGCCGCTACTTCTGGCGCGGGTACGGTGGCATCAATTCATGCTTTGCTCGGCGCAAGCGCATCTCAGGCGCAGTCATCTCAGGCCGCAGCGGTTACAAGTATCCAATCGCTGGCTGGCGCGGGCTCAGTGCAGGATGCTGTGGCGTCGACGGGCGCTGTCGCACAGACCCACGGGTTGTCCGGCGCTGAATCATCACAGGAGAACACCTCGCTTGCCGCCGGGGTAAGTTCTATCCTGATGCTTTCTGGGGCAAGTTCGTCCCAAGCAAATACCGCATCGGTCGGTAGCGTTAGCCAAGGGCTCGCGCTGATCGGCGCTGCTGCGTCGCAGGCCAACGCATCCGGGGTTGGCACGGTAGATCAGGCGCACGCACTTGATGGCGCTAACACGACGCAGGACAGCGCTTCTGGTAGCGGCCCGCTGTTCTCGGTCTATGTGCTGCATGGAGGCGCCACTTCGCAGATCGGTGTGTCTGGCGTCGGCTCCGTCAGTTTTGCGCATGTGCTTTCCGGATCGGCATCTTCGCAGTCGTCCTCCATTTCGGCCGGCGTTGTCCGCCAGGTGCATCCGCTTTCCGGCGCTCCGTCTTCTTCGCCTAGCGCATCCTCTTCTGGCGCAGTCATTCAGCACTTCCTGTTGGCTGGTGCCACCACGTCCGACTCGAAGGTGTCGGGTTCCGGTGTCATCTCCATTGCTCACAATCTCCGAGGCGCGGGCTCCGCCCAATATGCGACATCGCAGACGGGGGCTCTGTCTGAATCTCATGCGCTGGCCGGCTCTGCTGCATCTCAGTCGGCAACAGTTTCGACTGGGCGTATCATCCGGGTTCAATCGCTTGATGCTGATTCAACATCGCAAGGAGGATCGTCAGAGGCTGCGGCAGTTCGGCAGGTGCATCACCTGCCAGTTGCTCGAGCAGATCAGTCTGCGTCTTGCTCGGCAGGGAATGTTGCGCAGGATCACTTGCTTGAGGCTTACGGCTCTGTAGTCGGATCGGCCAGCGTTGGTGCCAACGTAAGGCAAATCCACAAACTGACTGGCGATTGGGTGCTGCCTGGATACGTCGATGATGGCTATGTCGCCCGCGCTCGGTGTGAGCAGTCGGCTTGGTCCGGTTCTGGCATGGTTTATTTCGCAAAGCCTGTTTCAGAAGACCGCACATATCGTGTGCCGTACTCGCTGAGAGAGATGGCGGTCTTGCAATCTCCCCGCGCTGGATCGGTGGTGCCTGATTCCAGAAGTGCTGCGGTGTCATCACCGCCTCGTCGTGACCGCATGATTGCCGCCAAGCGATATTTCAAGGCATGACATGGCAACCCTTCAAAACGATGGAAAGGGGCTCTGGGCGCAGCAGGACAAGGATGCCTTCCTGGACTACGCCCTTGATTGGTCGGACTGGCTGTCTCGCGCGCCCGGCGATTCCATCAACACGAGCACCTGGACGGCTGACCCTCAGCTGACCATCAGCACGTTCGGCGTTGATGGCGCAGTGACGTCCGTGTGGGTTCAGGGCGGCGTCCAAAACAAGTGGTACGCACTGGTAAATACTGTGGTGAGCGTGCAGGGTCGCCGCGATCAGCGGGTGATCCGCCTCTACATCACCAACGAGGCTGACGTCGGCCCGCAGGGGACGGCGGTATTCCCAAGTCGCGCAAAGGTGCTGGACGAGTTGCGCCGCGACAATCTCATGATCGCGTCGCAAACCTACTTGTCCGGCGTGGAAATGTCCGACGACTACCTGTTCGACAAGCTGCGTGCGGCAGAGGCCTACGTGCAGCACTCGCTTCGCTGCTACCTGGCACCAACGGTGATCATCCCTGACGATGCACCGCAGTCTGAAATCGACGCCCTCGAGGCTGCCGGCACGCGCTACGCGCAGGAGGCTGCCTACGACTATGACCCGAGTTTCTTCTCCGCCGACAACTGGGGCTACATCGTCGCCAAGAGCCGGCCGATCATCTCGGTTGAGTCGATGCGCTTCCATTACCCGACTCCTACTCGGAGCATTTGGGAAATTCCGCATGAGTGGATTCGGCTGGATCGCAAGTACGGCCACATCCGCCTGATACCGCAGGCTATGTCAGTATCCGTTCCGGTGGCCGGTTTTATCATGAATGCGCTAGGCGGCGGTCGCCCGATCCCGTTCATGATCCAGCTCCGTTACACCGCCGGGATCAAGAACATCAACGCCGAGTATCCGGAGATCGTCACCGCCATCAAGCGCATGGCCGTGCTGAATGTCCTCAAGGATAGTTTCACGCCGCAGTCTGGTTCGATTTCTGCCGATGGCCTGTCTCAGTCTGTGTCGGCTGATATGGATAAGTACAGCGATAGCATCGACAAGGCCCTGGACACTGCTCGCGACCAGATTCACGGCGTCCGATTTATTGTGTGCTGATATGCCTCGCCTAAACCCAGCTGCGTTCAACCGATTTCTGCGTCACATGGGCCAAAACGTTCTGTGGCGCTCGTCCTCGGCCTGCCCTTGCGTGAATGAGTTCTCCGGAGCTGCCGAGCCTTCCTGTCCGCAATGCCACGGCAAGGGCCACACCTGGGAGGCCGGCGTCGAGGGCGTCGTCGGCGTCACCAGGCAGGACGTGTCGCCTGAGTGGAAGGACTTCGGTAATTTCGAGCAGGGCGACATGACGCTTTCGGTAGGGTCGGATTCGCCTCTCTACGACATGGGGCGCTTCGACCGCGTCGTCCTGCTCAACAGCACCGACCGCTTTTCCCGCGTGCTGACACATGGCGTGAATGACGCCACGCTCGACATGCCGGTCGTTTCTTTCAGCCGGGTATATTGGCTGTCGCAAGATCGGACGAGCAAGATCGAGGGCAGCTTGCCGGTGTGGAATGAGGCGACGCGGTCGCTGACCTGGCCGGACGGCGCGCCGCCGGTCGGGCAGCAGTTTTCACTCACTGGCGTGCGCTATGACGAGTATTTCGTGTGGCAGACCCTGCCGTCTGATCGCAACGAGCACCAGGGCGCGCCGCTGCCGAAGCGTGTCCAGCTCCGCAGGTTCGATTTGTTCGGAAGATAACCAAATCTGGTTATAATGTCCGCATGAAAACGTGCGGAATATACCTGATCACTGTGCAGCGCCCCGGGTTGCTTCCGGTGCACTACGTCGGACAATCGGTGTGCATCGAAAAAAGGCTAGTTCAGCACACCCAAAAACTCGCCTGCGGGAGCCATCCAAACGCCAGGATGCAGTCTTGCTACAACAAGTACGGAGGAGGATCGTTCTCCTTTGACATTCTTGAGGAGTGCCAAAGAAGCGAGTTGAATAGATTTGAGCAGTGGTGGCTTGACGAGATGGTTGGTTACAGGCGCGTGTTAAATTTCGGAGTCGTAGCCACTAGCGGAATGGCGAAGCGCAACCATTCGCCCGAATCAAAAGCGCGAATGTCCGCTGCTCACAAGGGTAAAAAACTCTCAGCAGAGCACGTAAAAAAAATAGCGGACAAGAACAGAGGAAAGAGAATATCCGACCAAGAGCGGCTATTTCGATCAATAAACCAAAAAGGTAAATCGTTAACGGAAGAGCATCGCCAAGCACTGGCGGATGCAAAGAAGGGGAAAGAGATACCAAATACTCAAAGGCAAAAAATGATCAAAGGTCTGCCGCGAGGAGATGATCATCCAGCTAGGAAAAACGCAGAAAATCATCCGTTGCATAAGCCTGTAATTGCGGTCTGCAAGGAAACAGGAAAGGTATTAACCTTCAAGAGCTTGAAGCATGCCGGGGTGGCCGGATTCAATCCGGCCACTATATCGTCAGTGTGTTCTGGGAGGTTGAAATCGCACAAAGGGTATAAGTGGTCATTTATCCACCAAGATCGCGTTTCACCGCTTCCTGTATCACCTTCTCTGCAACTGGATTGAGCCCAGCAACCACATTCTGAACAATGTTGAGTCCAGGTTGCGCTGGGATGATCCAGCCTTTGGAATTCTCAGACATGGTGCGGAATGTCAAAAATGCTGACCTTTTTTGTCCGCCCAGACCTGATGCGTCGAATCGCACCATTCCTTGATAATTTTTAGGAATGTTCGGGCCGTCCAGTCGATCTCCCCACTGGTATTTTCGTTGCGGCACCGTCGCCGGCTGGCGAGTATTGACATCCCACGCCCCGGTTCCAGAGATACGCCGCCCCATGCCAGTGACTTTTGAAGGGGCGAGTTGAGATGCGATCTGGTAAACATTGTCCGGCATTGATGGCGCAAGAGCTCCGCTGCTGGGTACGTTGTGCTGGAGTGGAATGTAGAGATAGCGCGTTCCCTTCTGTGTGACGCGCACTTTCATTGACGTCCGCAACATGAGCTTGAGGTCGCGCGCCGGGCGGCCGTGCTCAATCTCCGCCGCCTTCGCGTAATCCGTGGTCACCCTGGCATGGAAGTCGCCGACGTATTTCCACTGGATTGAGCTGGCGTAGGTTTTCTTTTCCTCCGACCAGATTCCAGGGGCCTGCATTACGGCGTTCGCCCAATTATTCTGAGCCTGCGCCGCGATAGCGCCGATGGCTTCATGCACGCGAGGAAGCACCGCGCTATTGATTATCTGCCCGGCGTCCAGGATCGCGCCGAGATCGACTTTAATGCTGAAACCGCCGTCTGCCATGTGAGAAGCCTCCTTGCCGAAGTATAGCGTCACGCGGTTTGTCGTGACGTTACCCTTCTGTGCATGATCTCAATGGTCCAAGTCCTGCCTGTCGGGAATGCTCTCCGGATTTTCATTACCCCGCCGGTCGGGGCGGAAGCGGTTCGCCTGCTGCGTCGGACCGCCGATACTTTCACCGGCCACAACGACACGGGCGCCTTCCTGGTGGCCGAGGCGCTCGACCATTCGGTCATCGACACGACTGGGCTGGTGAATGGTCAGTCCTATTTCTACAAAGCCTACGCTCTCGTCGCCGGTCAGTGGATTGCCAGCCCAACGGCTACCGGTACGCCGAACGCGATCTACCAGGACGAGTCGGTTCAGGTCGTCGAATTCATCCGCGAGCGACTGGCCGCTGGCCTGCTGGTCGAGGTCCAGCGTGGCGCATTGCAACACGAGCTCGGGAAAATTCCCGTCCTGATCGCCAGTCCGACCTTCGAGGATACGAAGTGGCCGGTGGTCACAATCCATGTCGCGGCGGACAGCTCCGATAACCGATTCCTTGGCGAAACCATCGACCCGGACTGGTTCGATGCTGACGCCTTCGAGTGGGTCGGCTCCGAAGGCTGGCTGTCCTCCGTCCGCCTGAATATCGCTGGCTGGGCGCTGAATGCTGATGTGCGCGCCGCCCTCCGCAAAGCAATCAAGCGGATCATCATGGCGAACCTGCCGCTCTTCGACGAGCGCGGCATGTATCAGATCATGATGAACCAGCAGGACGTCGATGATTTTCAATCGTACTCGGCACCAGTTTATCAGTCCGTAGCTCAGTTCTCTTGCCTCGCTCGCAGCGCTGTTTCTGCTGTTGAGGGTGCTGTTCGCGAAGTGATTTCTACCCCAGTCGTTCCGGCTGTATATCAACCGTAAGGAGCTCTCATGCCCAAACAAACCGACGAGCCGAAGGTCGCCGACGCAGTAGCGGCGGCACCCGGCGACTTCCCGCTTTCCCTGGACGAGTTCTGCCAGCGCCTGTCCGCCTCCGACCGTCGCACCGAGCTGATCGGCGCGTTCCACCACGTCGAGAAGGCAGCCGGCCGCGCTCAGGACACGGAGGGGAATTTCCGCGCCCGCTTCGATGCGTTCGTTTCCCAACCCGCGTAAGGAGCTAAACTATGCCGGTATTCTTTAACGGGCGCCTCTGGATTTCGCCGGCCACCATGTCGGTGGTCGATGACAGCGCCATGTACAACAAAAACCTGTCTGTCGGTAACGTCCTGGCGATTATCGGGCGTGCTGATGGCGGGGAACCCAACAAGGCTCTTGCCTTCGGCAGCGCAGCTGAGGCGAAGGCTATTCTCAAGGGTGGCGACCTGCTTACCGCCATCGAAAAGGCGTTTGACCCGTCAGCCGAAACTGTTGGGCCTGCGACCGTGATTGCCGTTCGCGTCAATCCGGCTACGCAGTCGTCGCTGGCGCTGAAGAGCGCGGCTGCTGCCGATGTCATCAACCTGACCTCGACTGACTACGGCCAGCGTGCCAACCAGATCAAGGTCAAGGTTGAGGCGGGCACCAACAAGGGTTTCAAGCTGACCAGCCAGAACGGCAACGACTATTATTCTGCCGACGACGTCTATCGCGACGCCTTCTCGGTGGTTTATGGCGGTGCCGAGTCTACGGCCACGATCACCATCACTGGCACCTCCGTCGTCCTGGCCGCTCCTGCTGGTACTCCGGTTGCCACCATCGACTTGAACAGCTTCCCGACGATTCAACAGCTCGTTGATCGTATCAACGTCGTGTCTGGCTTCCTGGCTTCTGTGCTTGACGGCAACGGCGAGCAGGAAGCGCTGAACGGCCTCGACTACGTCACCGCACAATCTGTGAAAACCAGCTACACCGTCGCCGGCAACCTGCAGGCCGTGGTGGATTGGTTCAACGGGATCGGCGAGGGATTCGTCAATGCAGCCCGTGTCGCTGGTGTCGGCGCTGTTCCGGCTGCCGTGAACTGGACTTACCTGTCCGGCGGTTCCGATGGCGTCGTAACTAACTCCGAGTGGCAGGCTGCCTACACCACTCTCCAGGCCGAAGACGTGCAGTGGGTTGTCCCGCTGTCCAGCTCGTCCGCCATCCATGCCATGAACGATACGCACTGTGCCTACATGAGCAACATTGCTCGCATGGAGCGTCGTGGCATCGTGGGCGGGGCCTCTGGCGCGACCGATGATGCAGCTATCGCTGCAGCCAAGGCGCTGAACAGCGACCGTAGCTCATACACCCACTTGGGCTACTACGACTACGACGCGAACGGCAATCTCAAGCTGTTCGAGCCGTATTTCATGGCCGCCCTGCTGGCTGGTGCCTTCTCCGGCGTCAATCCTGGTACTGCCCTGACGAACAAGTCGATCAAGGTCCGTGGCCTCGAGCGCAAGCTCCGCAACCCGACCGACACCGACAAGCTGATCAAGGGCGGCGTGCTGTGCGTCGAGGACAAGCCGAACGGCTACCGTGTTGTCAAGTCGATCACTACCTGGCTGAACAACAACAACTACAACCGCGTCGAAATCTCGACCGGCGTAGCTCTCGACTTTGTCGCACGCAATGTGCGCGACGCGCTGGACCCGCTGCGTGGTGCCAAGGGCAATCCGCAGACCCTGGCGCTGGCTGTTGCCCGTGCCGAGTCCGCTCTGCGCGAGCTGGCCCGCCCCGAGCCGCAAGGCCCTGGTGTGATCGTCGGCGACAAGGAAAACCCGGCCTACAAGAACATCGTGGCCTATCTGGAGGGAGACGTTCTGCGCGTTGATTTCCAGTGCAGCCCGGTGATCCCGGTCAACTATATCCCGGTGACGATCTTCGCTGTTCCGTACAGCGGGACCGCCCGCGCGTAAGGAGTGAAACAAGATGCAGACTAACCTTAAAGTCCGCTCGGGTAACCGGATCATCGTCACGTTCGATGGCAAGCAGATTGGCACCTGCAAGTCTGTTCGCATGAACGATGACTACAGCCCGGAGCCCGTCACCGGTATCGGCGACATTCACGTCGTCGAGTACGTGCCGACCGTGGCCCGCCACAACCTTCAGGCCTCCTACGTGGTCTTGAACAAGGGCGCGCTCCGCGACATCGGCATCTCGCTCGAGAACGGCGATGCCGCTCTGCAGGGCCTGGTGTTTGATTTGGTCGTCCTGTCAAAGGATGACGGTGCGCAGCTCCGCAAGTACACCGGCTGTTCCTACGCCTCTGGCGATCTGGAAATCAACGCCAACGCTGTTGTGATGGCAAACGCCACCTTTAACGCGCTGGACGTCACCGGCACCGCAGGCTGATCATGTCTTGCGACGGCTGATAAACGCCCCTTCGGGGGCGTTTTTTATTGGTGAAGGCGTCGTGACTGTACCCTTGTTTTATTGATTTTTTCGAGGTGAAACATGGACAGACTTCGCATGGTCGAGTGGGCGCTGCTGGCGGCAATTTTCTACGCCTTGGCGCTGATCGTGACCCAGCCGCAGATTCAGACCGCGCTCTGGAAGATGGGGCACATCACCGTCGGGGCCTACCTTGGCTACTGGGCCGACCGCACCCTGCTCGGGCGCGTGAGCGCGCATTCATCGCCTGCTCGTGTGGTGGCCCGCGCCATCATCATCGCCGCAGCGATCTGGGGCATGTCAGGGGGGCTTTGATGCGCTGGCTCTGGCTGCCGATCCTGTTTGCCTGGTCGTCGCTCTCTGCTGCGGCCAGCTCGCTGCCGGAGGCGGCGCTCAAGTATCGCAGTGTGCTCGTCCGCGAGGCGCAGTTCGTTTTCGGGCTGAACGCGCCTGTTCCGATGCTCGCCGGCCAGATCATGCAGGAGAGCGCGTGGCGTCCCGGCGTCACGGCCTGGGACAACGGGCGCGGGCTGGCTCAGTTCATGGATGCAACGGCGGACACCATCGTTCGCCTTTATCCAGAGCTCGAACAGCCGGAGCCATACAACCCCGTGTGGGCCATCCGCGCGATGGTCCGCTACGACAAGTGGCTGGGTGACCGTGTCCAGCAAGAGACTGAGTGCGACCGCTGGGGGGCTGCGCTCAAGGCCTACAATGCAGGCCTTGGGTACGTTCAGCGGGCGCAACGCGCGTCCCGTCGACCGGGGAAGTGGTTCGGCCTGACCGAGCATATCCAGACCCGGCAATCTCAGAAAAACTTCGAGTATTCGCGGCTCTATCCTCGTTGGATTCTTCTCAAGCACCAGCCGAAGTTCGCCGGCTGGGGGCTGCGGATGTGTGACACAACCATTCCTGAATAGGCAAACAATGACCCGCCCTGCTTCTCCTACTGATTTCAATGTCGAGGTCCAAGGCCTCGGCACCTTCGTATTCGGCCGCCGTACCGGGCGCGACCGGTTCAGAATCGCTGCCGAGTATCACCGGCTAACCGAAGGCATGGATGTCGCCGATGTCGAGCTCGGACTGGCTGCCGAGGCGATGGCGACCGTGCGCACTCTGCTGGTGGATGGGCCGGACGAAATCAAAGCCATGACTGACCTTGAGGCACCGGCAGACCCGGACCCCGAAGCCGACGCCAAGCTGCTGCGCGTGTTCTTCGCGCTGCGGCAAAAGGAGTTGTCTTTTCGACCGAGAAAGGGAGCGAACGGCCAAGGCGCGGGGCAAGAAGATGGCGACCAGCCTGGAGTTCTGGTTCCGCCGGAAGTACAGCCTGCCGCCTAGTGATCCGCGATTTTTGGCCCTGACGACCGAGGATATAGAGGCAGAATATTGGGCCTGGTATTACGCCGAACACAGCAACGGCGAAGAAGTCGAGGATGACGATTTCGATCTCGACGAAGAGATTGCTCGAATGAACAACGACGATTGGGAAGAGGTGAATTTTGACCGGTCCGCAGATTGATATTCAGGCTCAGACGCAGTCTGCCGAGGCCGCGATTCGCCGGCTGACCGACGCTTTCAATCGTCTGGGGCAGGCTGCTGCTGGTGTTACCCGCACGAAGTTCCAGCTCATCAACCCCGAGGAGCTGGGCCAGCTTTCGGAGTTGGAGGAGAAGCTCCGGCAGGTCATGCAGATGCACCCGTCTATCCGGAGTGCGGTGCAGGCGAGCAACCAGAATCCAGCGACGCCGGGTTCTATCAACTGGGCAAACGTCCCGCTCACGCCGGGGCAGACGCGCACGCTGATGGGGCACCTGTCTGGCGGTGCCAATCGCTTCGTCTCCGGGGATGACCCGCAGCAGGCAAGCCGCATCGGCGAGTCCATCGCCCGTGCCTTTGGTCGCTTCTTCGGCGGTATGGTCGGTGGCGTCGGCCAGGTTGGCAGCGCTGCTGCTAACGGGGCCGTTGGCGGTGCCGGTGGTTTTAGCGGCATGGGCCTCCTGCGCGGCGGCCTGCTTGGCGCA